AAGCCCAAAGCCGGACCGGATACCGAAAGCGGTCTGGGTAAGCTGTGGGATAGTATCAAAGCTGGACTCTCTGGTAACGCGCCCATCGCTCCTGATCCAAAGAAAAAAGCAGCCGTACTTAAAGCTCTGGGCATAGGTGGATAATGCCTGCTATACAATTTGAAGAAGCTGTCAATCGTATCATGTCGAAAGCAGGGCTTGATCGTGGAGATGCAATCGCACAACTGCGTTCTCTGCGAGATGATGGTACGCTTGACGAGACTGCGATTCCAGATTTGAATCACGGCCTGGCTTACGAAAGCATGGCGAGCATGGGCACAGGATTTGTGAAAGGCGCTTATGACACAGCTATGACGCCAGTACGCAAATTCGCAGATATCCTCGGCGGGAAAGATAGCATGGCACAGTTCGTCCCGCCTAGCACTGAATCGAGCGAACATGAGCCTGCTCCAGTGAGTGAAGCTGCTGGTTCAATGGCTGGCGCGATGCCTTATTTTCAAACACTCGGAGCCGCTACGGAGGGCCTGCCGTTGATTGGCGGTGCTGGTATGTTCAAGCAAATGTTGCGAGGAGGTCTTGAAGGATATCCACTGAGCAAGATGGGCTTGTTTGGGGACATGAGTACGCCCGCGGCAATGATCACAGGTGCTGTTACACCGCCAGTTACGAGCGCGCTTATGTATCCAGTTAAGCGAGCGTTGGGCTCGTTCTCTGATATGCTCGCCAAGAGTGCAGCCAAGAAGTCGGCTGGTACTGTGCCAGAAAGTGTAGCCAAGCCTGTCGAAGAGCATGTACCAGCTTCGTTTACGGACCTCATGCGTAGTGTCGCAGGTTTGCCACCCGAAGGCGAGGAAGCTGCGAGCGGAGCACCAGCCGAAAAGGAGCCAACTGCTCACGAACAAACGCTGCAAGCAGCCGAGCAAGAACGCTCGCAGCATTACGGCGCACAACCGAAACCAGCTCAGTCCGCCAACATTGGTGCCACGTTCGACATCCCACCTGCCGAGCCTAAAAAGCCTGGCTACTTAATGACTGCAGACGAGAAACTCAAGCTCAAAGATCGCGAACCAATCGGTACTATGACTGTACGTGAAGGCGAGCCTTTCCAAAGTGAGTTCATGAGGCCTGTCCAGTCGCGTGGAGGCTCGCGCGTTTACTATGACTATCGTAACACGGAGGCGGCGAGTGCGCAGGCCCGCGCTCTCAACATCGACAATCCACATGTCATTCACGTCGATACAACAGGTGAGGAAGGTCTCCGCGAGGCCGTTCGGCAAGCGTATCCTGATAGTGAGAGAGTTCTCGACGCTATCGATAACGCCCAGAATCCTCGAGAAGCAGCGATAGAGGCTCTGGGCAGGTACGCAAGGAAAAATGGCCATGACGCTATCGTGCTCAACACTCCTGACCCACGTGAGAACGTGATCCTGCATTACAAGAATTTTACTCCCAGTTGGCAAGATGACATGGCCGAACCTGGATGGGAGAACAAAGGGCCTAAAAAAAAAGTAATATCGGCGGATAAGCCGAAAGTAAACGCGCAGGTTGTGAAACAACAAGTTGAGCAAGACACGCAGCGTGTGCAAGCTCAGGCTGAGTTCAAGGAAAACGTGCAGACGAGCGATCCTATCACGCACTCCGAGAACAAGCGAGCAGTAGAATCGCCTGATATGTTTGATCCAGAGATAAATCATGAACTTGATGCGGCTGAACCAATGAGACGCAAGCCTGCTGCGTGGTTCAGGCTCCCGTCTAACGTAAGCGATCATCCAGGATGGAAATCTTATATTAGCGATTTGTTCGACATGCGTAGACGTATGTACGGACAAGTCAGGAGGCAATTCGAGAATAGCTTTAGGCGGATTGTCGGAGACATGAAGCCCGAGGAATACGATACTTTAGTACAAGCGATTGAAGGACTGCAACGTGACCACGAAACTCTTGAGCTGAAGCAGACTCGGCCCGACATCGATCCAGCTATTAACGAGAAAGCCAAGAGATTCCGCGTCGGCATCACCGACCGCATGTATCAAACTATCACAGGTAACGATCCCAAAACATTCGCAATACTGGAAGATCACGGATTGCCTCACACACGGCCGCAGATGGAACGCTTGCGAATGTTGCAAAATGGTACTGTGTTGAAGAACGCGAGTACGGCCGAGATCAACGCTGCCTCGCGTTTGAAAGGCATGCTCAACTTTGACCATACGCATGATTTGGACTGGAAGCCTATCGAAGGCTATTTCATGCACAGGCCCATCGACAACGAACGAGCATATTTGGAAGACTTAATTAACAAGAGCCAAGAGTACTCTAAGCTGGGCTTGCAAAACCAAGACACTGAGTTTGCCTCAAAATATGCACAAGACGCCGTAAAGCGTCTCAAGGAGCTCGATGTTGAATTACAGGCGGCTGACACGCGCAGACTACCGGCTCGTGATAGTTTTCCTCGCAGGCATTATGCTGGGCCTATTAATCAGGCCCGCGATCCCAAATTGGCATCGTTTAAGTACAAGACCGATGTCCCAGGCGTGGGATCGGATTACATCCAAACTGCGTTAGCCAAACGTTATAATGATTACATGCTTGCTCGCACGAAACAACTCATTGCGAGCTTTCCTGATATGACGCCTGCTATGAAAGACTACGTGACTACGTATGTAAATACAGTACGTGGCGCACGTGGATTTAGAGGAGATGCTCTTACAGCGGATACAATTAATGCATTAGGACGGGCCGCGACTCGCTTGACAGGTAAAGCATTCGAGCCACTCGATGCAGGTGACATTCATCACATGGTCAGCGCGATCATGGATTTTCAATTCATGTCGAAGCTGGCAATAACACCTCTACGTTTTCCAATTATCAATCTTACACATAGCATCACAACTACCTGGTCAGATGTTGGTTCAGGTATCTACGCCAAAGCTCTCATGCGAGTGTTGAGCGATCCAGAAAGCGCTGTCAAGTGTGGAATGGCCGCGGGTATCATTACTGATCGCTCATCGTTCCTGGACGAGGTTGGCTCACGTGTAGGTACGATGCCAGGTCCTGTACGACGTGTACTCGGAGCTACAAGCGCGTTTGCCGAAAAGCTACGTTATCTTGTAGATTACGAAGCTGCTCTCGAGCAATACAGACGTGGTGAGATTTCGCCGGCTGTCACGACGTTTGTGAAAGAGAAAGCAGGCAGAACTGAGCTACAAGCCATGCGGGAGTACGCAAGGGCTCATGTTGATACGTTACAGTTTCGACAGGGCATCGAGAACAAACCATTGGCGTTTAGTGGCTCGTCGCTCTCGAGACTCGCTACGCAGTTCCGCACATGGTCTGTGAACCTCGCCGCATACACTGGTAACGTAATCAAGTCCGGTGACGTGGCCCGAATGGCCAGGCTCGGAACTGCGTTGACGTTCTTCGGTGGTCTGCCTGTATGGGTAGGCGGGCCGACCTTGTTTAAGGTAATCAGGCGAGAGTTACTTAAGCAAGGCATTGACATGCCAGAGCAAAATGGCCTACAGGTACTAGCTGATCAGTTCGGCTTGCAAGATTCCATTGGACAGGTATCGCTGTACTCGCTGCAAGATCCATATTCTGTTGACGTGGCCGCGAAGCTCGCTTTGGAGAAAGATCCAGGTGGCTTACTCGGCCCGACTTTTGGTTCAGTGATTGACCTAGCAAGCAGCGAATACAAAAACTTTATGCAGAAAGGCTCACCATCGCTTGCTCCAGTCGAACAGTTTATCTCACCGCAAATACGCGCTGCTCTCGAAGCTAGTGGAGAACTGGCTAACGGAGGAGTGTTTGGGCCTGATGGTACAATAGAGGTAAATCGTCCGTGGGCAGCTGGAGCGATACGTGGCCTGGATTTATCGCAATCAGCTCGTTCACAGCGCTACAACTACATCGAGGACATCGCAGCAGCCATGGAAAGCGGAAATGCAGAGCTTGTACGTTCGCTGCAAAAGCAAGCCGAAGCCAATGGCATACAAGTGAACAAGAAATTCACCGAAGCAGTCAAGAGTGTAGCCATGCGCCATAAGAAAGCAGGCAAAGTTAGTAGCTGGCAGGAACTTATGGGGAATTAAATGCCCAGCTTTAAAGACAATCTTAAAGGCATACCCACAGCAGACCAAGAAGCTTTACAAGCTCCGTCTGTTGATCCAATAAACACCATTGGCATGGCCGCGGGTTTCGGGCCAATGATGGCAAGCAAGCTTTTGTTTCAACAGTTGATTGCTAATGCAATTTTGCCTCAATTAGGCAGAATGAACGCCTTTCCATTACCCACACGCACATCGCAACTTGAACGAACAGGCTCTAATTTAGGCTCTGCACATTTACAAGATATAAGTGATTACCTCGCACATCAAAACAAAGAGACTCCTTTTGGTGTTTCATACCAATCACTCGATGATTTCAATCGTTGGATAGCAAGTAAATGGCTTAACACTAAAGCTAACTCGATAGGCGATAAGGTGTTTTCTACAATAATACGCAGGTCTCCTTATGTTAACGACTATATGAAAAAATACGGCGATACCGTAGAACAAGGCCTGGAGGGCTTAGAATGAAACTTAACATCGAAATTATCCCTCACCATGAACAACGCTACGAGACCGTTGGTGACTGGTGGTTGGATCGAGAAGGCGTACTGCAAGTTCGTATAAGCAGACTATCTATGCATCGCTACGAGATACTTGTGCTTATACATGAGCTTGTAGAGATATTTATCGAGTGGCACAGGCGAACTCAACGAGGACTCGATGACACTAAATCTTTGCTCGAACTTACAAGCGAGACGGATGAGTTCGATATTCTCTACGAGAAACGTCGTAAGCGTGGCGATAAGGAGAGCGAGCCAGGCTGCGAAACCGAGTGTCCTGTGTATAATGGACACATGGCCGCGAGTGCGATCGAACACGTCGCTGCGCTTATCTTTGGCATAAACTACAACGACTACGCTAACGAAATCGCCAACTTACACCGATGAAATTCTTACTACGTTCCATGTGGGGCGAGTCATTGGCACTGGCTATGCGCTTGCTCAACGAAGGCCATCAAGTTCGCATGTCTATTGCTGACAAACAGGCCAAGCGCGTAGGCGATGGCATGGTGGAGAAATGTGAACTCGACGCCGGTGCTTCATGGGCTGATTTTATTCTTTTCGACTTGAATGATGGACGGCTTCCCGACGAGGCCGAGATGCTGCGTCGCAAACATAAGTCTGTCATAGGAAGCTCCGAGTTGGCAGGTCGCCTGGAGAATGACCGCAAAATAGGCGCAGGTATTGCACGTGAAGCCGGCCTTAGAGTTAATGTTTTCCACGAGTTCTCTGGCCCAACTGCCTTCGACAAAGCCAAAGCGTTTCTTGATTTGAGCGCAGGTAAAACTAACTGGGTCTGGAAGTCCAATGACAGTTCGCCTGATGACCCCCCGACTTATGTTGGTAAGGATAACGATCTCTTTTTCCGTATGCTGGTGCATTATGAATACCTTTATAAAGCGCGTAAGCGAACTCCGAGTTTTATCTTAACACCAAAAATAGAGGGTGTTGAGGTTAGTACCGAGGGGTGGTTCAATGGCCGGCAATTTTTCTTGGGCAATCACACTGTCGAAAAGAACAAACTCGCTGACCACGATCTCGGGCCTAAGACAGGCTGTAGCGGTTGTGTAGTGTGGTCGGCAGAGAACAATTCCTTGTGGCAAAAGCTTATACCTCCATTCGTGAAAGTGCTCACGGGGAAATATATCGGACCGTTTGATGTTAATGCAATCATTGACAAAGAAACCAACGAGCCAACGTTTTTGGAGTTTACTCCTCGCTTAGGCTACGACGCGATATACGCATTTCTGGAACTTTTGAATGGAAACTTAGGCGAACTATTATCAGACCTTGCCAAAGGCAAATTACCTGCTTGCACCCTTGAAAATCAGAAACGTGCAGGAACTCTCCGCCTGTATATACCTCCCTACCCCGAAAGTACAGGCGTTGAAGGAGAAGCACAAGGCGTCCCGATTGCGGGTTATGATATGGAGAAATACAGTAAGCATATCTCTCCTTGTGATATAATGTTGGATGACGACGCTTGTCCTGTAGCCGCTTACGAAGGAGGGAGACTGTTTGTTTTGAGCAGTATAGGCGAGAATATTGCTTCAGTATATGATCATCTTTATAAACAGGTTGAGACATTACAAATACCTCAGCTTGGTTATAGAACTGATCTTGCTAAATGCATCGGCGATGAATACTCTGCGCTTGAAAAAACCGGCTGGCTTGGCGAGTTGAACAAACAACCTAAAACCTTTGGAGAGATTATCAGTGGAAAACGCAAGTGAAGAAATCGTGGTGATTGGACAGTGCGCAGACTGTGGACAACAATACGTCAAGACACATGTAAGAGAGAAGCACACAGGCTGTCCTAGTACATCTCCTTCAAATACTCCCACTGTTCGTTCTGACCCTGCACAAGCATCCTGAGTACGCCAGCTTGTTTGAGTGCTTCGAGCGCAAGCTGTAAGTCGCGGCCAGACGGGAAGTATATCATGGTTTTGTGGTAGATTTCGTTACTGGAGATAATGTCTCCAGGCTTCTTGAACAAGGCCACGATATGACGGAGCTGCTCAGCGTTAGCATGGCGTCCTACGTAAGCAAATGTTTTGTGAAAATGTCGCTCGACATGTTCGCTAAGCATCAAGTCTGCTGCTTGCAACGAGCCTATATCTAACTCCATCTTAAACTCGTTAGAAATCGCAATACAAATCCCTAGCTCAACTAAATGCTCAGGCCGACTTGAAGGCCAACCTTCTCCGATACTGTCGTTGCTACGTTTGTAAGCCCTGTACCAATCGTCATACCATTGGCGTGTAGCACGCGACCAGAAAATCGGGCCTTTGAGTCGTGACATGTCACGCAGACCTTGTACAAGCGTAGCTTTGAGCCGACTATTCTCGAGCTTTATAGCATCTGCTACATCATTTGGGTCTGTTGTAAGTGACTCCACTTTGCCTGATTGCTCCGCATAAACATAGCATACTCTTCTTTGGAAACCGTGTTGGTGCGCCTCGGGGGGAATCGATAGGCCGAGACTGCTAGGAGTAGTAGCAGCAAGAATAGTAACGCAAGCATTAAGTAACCTGTGTTTGACCGTCCTGGTTTCATATTCGTCGTCGTCCAATGCGTTGGAGAGTTTAAGTAACAAATTTATCATCGGCTCGGCGTACTGTTGTTTGGATAACAGTACACTAAGCTCGTCAGCTATAATTGTGAGTACTGCACGTTTGTCCTCGAACGAAGCAAGCTTGGCAAGCAGCTGCTCCGGTGTGATCTTGCCTACGAACATACGTGTACTGTTCGCTTCCTTCATAAGCGATTGTATAATACCCACGGCGGTACTTTTGCGTGTAATACCTGGCCCAGCCACAAGTACAGTTATTAGCTTACCAGGATAAGTACGGAAGCGCTCCACGCCATCGGCACTGATCCTGGGTAGCCAAATGTTTCGGTTTAAGGTGCCAGCCACGCCCGCAAGCGCGCACCACATGTGATGAGTCTCGGGACTCTCCTGTGCTCTGGTATATTGCAAATAATCTTGTAACCACGACATTCACCTAACACTCTCCCCAGCTTGGCCCACTATGCATATCAGTGGGTATGTTCAACGCCCGCCCGTGATAGTAGAGTGTATGATGGAAAGCTTTGTCTGTGATCTTGTAGATTGTCTCGCGATCTTGTTTACGATGGTTAATTAGTAGCGAGTCATGGCCGTTGTTGATAACGCGGGCCTTTGGAATTAGCTGTAACTCGCGATGCAGCCTTACCATAGCTTGATTTGTAATGTGTGACACGGGACAAGAGCCCTTCCAAGAAACGGCGTCCCTTAACATCTTGTGGTCTGCGATACCGTAAAACTCTCGCTTGCGTCCGCAAGGCGATTCCAGCCATGTTGGAGATACTTTTAATTCTTCGTTCGTTGAGTTCTGCCATGCTCGCACACTGACGGTCAACACGATGTCGCGTATCCGCGTACCTTCTTGAATAGAGATAAAGATTCCGAAGCCTGGCAAGGTAATCGTCACCCACTTGTTTACTCCTAACAGATAGTTAAATGCGTGGCCCGACTGCTTACTGATAAAACGTTCGCTATGAGAACAGTCTCGAATGCCCGCTTGTAAACATTTTGTGCAGATACTCTCGATGGTTGCGAGTAGATCGTCGGGGGGGATGCCTCGATCGTAACTCCATCCTTTGAAGATAAGACAACCGCGAATGCGATGCATATCTTTTTTGGCCTCGAAGGCGCGGATGAGAAATTCGTCTTGAGAATCCCACGCCACGACCATTGCATCTGCCTGCTTGAGATCGGCTTTAGTAATTTCGCATTCTTCATCGTCAGGTATGACCAAGCTTCTACACACACCTGGCCAGTTTTGAGCTTGTGGACCTCCTTCATCAGCCCCGCTGGAACTAAGACGACCATTCTTTGCGTGCGAGAGGTCATAACTGGGATGGTAAAAATCATTGATATCCAGTGCGGGGTAAAGGAAATTCGACAATAGTGTTCGCTGTCGCGTGATTTCAATACAAGCCAAGATGCTGGGCCGCGAAGCTGGGGCATGGTGAGCATACGTGAATAAATCCTCCTCAGTTATCTTTGCCTGGTTAGATTTTTTAGTTCGGGCCGGTACGATTCCATACTTGGCAAAGACTCGTGACATGTCGATGGGGGATTTAGTATTCGGAACAAAGCCAAGTTCTTTGTCGAGTAACTCTTGGTTCTCGTTAATTATTTTACCTGCATTTCGTCGGAGTCCTTGCAGTCGATCACGAGCAATACGCATTCCCCGCACTTGCATGTCAAGTAATACGTCCCACTGAGTTTGCATGTTATCTTGGTAGTAGTCAAGCATGCGATGTTCAGATAGCTCGCTCGATATGCCGTTTTTGATTGTAACTGGTCCGTGAGAGTCTTTGGCATTGTAGAGCCAAAATTGCTTGGCGGGAACGGTGATATCGGACTCCCATTTTCCGGACTCGTCTTTGTAGTAGGGCTCGTCGGTGTAGATGGAGGTAATGAAGCCAAGGTCATGTGGAAGGTCAGGAGCCCTGAGGCGATGAGAGTACATACTATCAAAGCCTTTGGCCATCTGCGTGCATGCGATGCCGTGTCTGCGGAGATGCCAGGTATCAAACAAGCCGTTTTGCGTGACATAAGTTTTGTGCTCCAGGTTGAGTAACCATGCTATCTTCCGCCAGATGTAAGCTTCTTGGTCAAGAGTCCAGTAAGGTTCGCGATTAGTTCGAGTGATAGGAATACAATAAGCTAGCTCAGGGCTATTTGAAAAAGCAATACAGCTAATGTACCACACGCCCGAATCAATAAGCTTGCCAGTGTAGGGGTGTAGTTTTTTCCTGGGCCACTGAAAAGTTTCGATATCGAACGATAACACCGGCCCGTCGGCCATCTCTTCCATCCACAGTAACGCTTCGTCGAAGGTTGGCTCGATTCCATATACGTGGTAAGGCCTCCGGATTTCAGGATAAGCTAACTGCTCGACCGCACGTAGGTAATCAAACTGAACAATCGAGCGGTAACGCCATTCGCCACGAACATAAAATGACGGAGGCAGCGTCGGGACCATTTTGATGCCAAGCGGAGTCTGGAGTACCGATCCACGATACGACATAATTCCGGCAATGTCACCATTCTTCGCTTGATGAGTATAGGCGAAGTTTCCCAGACTCGCGAGCGCATAATTGCCGGCAGCAATAATGACTCGAAGATTTGGGAGTTGGGAGAGTTCACGATACAAACGAGCTTGTTCTCGGACAACATCGGTAAGACTTGGATTGCTGATTTCATCGAAAGATTGAACAGCGTTAGTAAGCCATACGTCTCGGGACTGGGATACTCCAGTAAGTACACGCGTACCATTGATTGTCTCCCATATCTCGCGGCCCGCGTCTACGCCTGCGCGGAGTAAGTGTTTGCGGGCCATGCGTCCAGTTGTACCGATGAGCAAGCGATTTTGTTGGCACTCCTCGGCTGCAGGCTTCTCGGCCACGAATGCAATACGAGCGTCTCGCGGCCCTTCGGGTTGGATGTTATATTTCATTTATCTCTTCGCAGCTCGTACCACAAATTCTCCCACATCTTGTTACGTAAGTACCAGGTGTGTTTGTACTTACGTCTTCGCTCCTTCCGGTGAAGCTTCGATGATATAGTTCGGATTGATTTCGTCGATCGGGATGCCACAGAGTCTCCCACGAAGATAGTTATCATTAGGGTGCATGGAGAGTTGATTGTAGTCTCGGATGTTCCGAAACATCCAAAACTCTACACGCTTCTCTCTAAAGATAACATGTTTGAGCAAACCGTATTCCGCACACACGTGATCTACTATGTCGCGGATCCATGCGAAGTCCTCGATCATAGGAGAGCACATGCTGGCTTTGCACGCACCGAGGTGAACTTTCTCACCCAAAGCTGATATCCACCCCGCAGTGAAAGCTGTTCGTTTGCTTCCACTCCCCTGCCCGTACTTGCGTACAAGCACCTGCCAATGATCCTCACACCGAGCGTTCATCTATCGCGTCCTCCTGTTCTGCTTGTTGTTCGGCTTCAGTTGTTTCTTTGATACTGGCCCGCGCTTTTTCTTCAAGAGCGTCTTGCACTCGACTTTGGGCCAGCTTATACATACTTTCATTCTGTTCAACGAGAAAGAATTTCCGGCCGAGCTGTACCGCCGCAACTCCAATCGAACCTCCGCCGGCAAACGGATCAAGTACAAGTTCCCCTTCGTTCGTACTTTGAGAGATGAGTTCGGAGTACATGTTGATAGGTTTCTGAGCAGTGTATGTAGCTTCTTCGGCAGGGAACGGTCCGATGATATTTCCATGTACTTGTGCCAATCTCCGACGCTTGGAATAGACAAAGAAGATGCCTTCGTACTGTCGTGCATACTTGTGCTCCCAATCGCCGGTCCCCCAGCGTTCTTTACCTTTGAGCCAGATAAGTGGAATAGGGTCTACGGCTTCCTCGCCGAAATGCTTGACGAGAAGCTCTAAGACCCATGAGTACTCGGTGATTGCGAAGAAAAAGTATGCGTGTCCGTTGTCTTTGAGTACGCGAACCATTTCTGGCAGGGCAGCTGCCAGAGCAGTTTGTGCGGTGGTCTTTGAATCATCAAAGTGAGAATCTTGTCTATGCCCAAAAGTTTCGTTTCCCTCTTTGACATTGGCGAGTTCCTGTACGTCAGTACCATACGGCGGGTCTGCGATGATACAATCCACCGACGCGTCTGGTACGTGACGGAGTACCTTTGCACAATCTCCACACCATACGTTAGCCAAATCGGTCCGAGTTTGACGAACAGAGAGTTCTCGCTCGATGTCATCGGCTAGTCTCCGAACTACTCGCCACGCCTCTTTTTCGTCATATTTTTTAAGCTGCGGTATATACTTGATAATTCGAGCCATAGCCAAATCCAGGCTGATACGAGGAGTATTACTACCAACCAGATTAGCCGTGTCTTGTAGAGTCCAACCAGGAGTAGGTTCAGTAAGCCGAGTAACAACGCCGGCTTCGTTAACCTGTGGTTTGATTTCGTTGGAGTGTCCATAAAGTGCGGATTTAACTTCATGGATTTTTTCACGAAGGGCGACTCGTTCGTCCCAGGTGAAATCTTTGCGGGCCACGTTCTCATCGAGCTCAATTTCCAGGCGTTGAAGCTCACTGAGTTCTCCTTTGAAATGGCAGGGGACTTCGAGCCATTCGAGCTGTTTGCAAGCCGTGAGACGGCAAAAGCCTGCGAGCAAGTTATAGCTATCATCGATGACAATAGGATGGAGTAAGCCTCGGTTATTGATGGAAGTGCGTAGCTCGTCGATGTAAGCCTGCGAAACATCTTTGCGAAAGCGCTCGCCGATGAGGATTTTGTCGATAAGTACATAATGAAAAGGTACTGCGCGCTCGCTCATTGTCCGCACCTGGAACACTGGAGTGTGATTTTGTGAGCTATTTTCGTGGGCAAGATAAATGTTTCCTTTGGAGTGTTAGCTGTTCCGGTGATGGTTAGTTTGTAAAGCGGAACTGGAGTCGGCGTAGCTGTAGGCACAGCAGTAGCAAGCAAAGCGAGGACTATAACGGCTATATTCATGGCTTCCTCACCGCCTTTTCGAGCAGAGCTATAAAATCTCGCTCTGGTATCTCGAGAGTATGAAATTTGTGACCGCAGGCCCCGCACCGCCTGACCCGTCGTATCACGTTGTACGCGGCGAAACGCTTAGGCAAGCGCTTGTTGTTGGCGCTCTGTGCGAGCACCGACTCAAGCTTACCTTCGACTCTACATGCAGGATTAGCACACTTCACAACAGCCTCCTCGTACTCACGCTACGAACGGGACGGGTCGGGGAGAGGGCTTATAGATAACGCGACGGCATCACGCGCCCATGCCTCTCCCCTCGTCCCTGATAGTCAGCGATTTATATTCTGACTATGTACCTGTTAGTTGAGCGAACGAACTCGCACAACTGAATTGCGATCCTCGTCGGAGCCCAGAGCTTTCTCCACGTCCACGAGTATCTTCACCATCTTACCGGCGAAGTCATCGGAGTTGTAGGAGATTTGTGAACCAGGGGCCGAGAGGTTTCCGTTGCACTCGGGACATGCGTACATGCCGTGCTCTCGGTCTTCCAACGGGATACGCGAGATACCGACTGCGCCGCAGCCTGCGCCGATGTGATCCCAGGGAACACCAGTCGCGACGATCATTTCGATCACCCTGTTGATGTTCATCGGCTTGCCGTTCTTGTCCGTACCGCCTGTGACGACGTTGTAGAAGTTCACTTGGCGATTGTTGTACTGCGGCGCCTCGCTGTTGTTCTCGACCGTGAAGCCAAAAGTGAGCATGGGATTGCCGGTGCTCTTGGACTTGCCGTAGGCCACAGGTGATTGAATGCGTGCGGGATACCAGTTTTTCGGAATGGCCGAGAAAGGGTTGGTGTTGCTCGTGTCAGACGTGATTTTAGGCATTGGACGTTTGCTCCTGTTCCTCTTCCAGTAATGGTTTAAGTATCGCGAGAACCTGGTTGATGCGGTTGATTTCATCTTGAAGCTCTAACACGATACGTTTGATGGTCTGGGGCATATCTGAGCCCTCCATGTAGGTCATAAGCATGAGATTTTTTATGGCCGGAATATGTAGTTGTGCGAACGCACTTACGGGCCGCGAATTTGTTTCATGTGAACTCCTCATGATTTATTGCGAGCCTCCTCGCGAAGTTGTAAAGCCATTAGTAAACGACAACAAGCGTGTAGAAGATGATCCTCTTGGAAAGCCTCGCTGGAATTCTCTCCAGTCTCGATATCTATTCCTTGAGTATGTGCGTCCATCCTCTCGAGATTGCCCTGCGTACCAAGAGATTTCCAATCAAGAGGTTCATGTACAGCTTCGTTTGTTTCGATAAGCTCTTCGAGCTTACGTAACGCCATGTGACAATGAACCTCGAGATGCGGGTGGTGATAGCCATCCTCACTCACAGTTCGCACCAGTTGATCGAGTTCTTCTTTGGTCATATCAATCCTCCCTAGCGTAATACGCCACAGTAATCTTGTGGTACGAACATGGATTGAAGGTCATCTCGCAAAGCTGTACCAGCCATCTTAATACGTCCGCCAGGTACTACTTGCCATCTAGCTTGGCCTCCTTCGCGAGTGGCGTAAAGTACAGCCGAGAAATACTTCGGCATGGTGTCGCGGAGGTTGCCGGTGAGAGCGGGTACAGAATTGAGAGTACCTGTTGCTATAGCTGGAATTGTCGGGGCGTCCTTGGCCCGAACTTGCGGGCCAGGTACGATTTCTTGAACAAGAAGCTCGTGACATATGTAGACGAAATGACAGGGAAGGCCCTTCGCGGACTCGATCACTTCGACTTCTTTATCTTTGATAGACTGCCAATCAGAGCCAGTTACGTCCTTAGTAGTACGTCCCTCGTTGCGACCCGACGTGATCATCTCTCCCTCGCCGAACTCGCGGCCTCGTTTTTTGAGAACGAAATCGTAGATCAAATCCTCGAGAGCAGTACCGCTGTCAATCACGATACATCCTGGAGGGTTGATTGCGTCCTCACGCCAGGTGCTGGTACGCGGGTCGATCATATCGTATAGGCCGTTGAACTCATCCATGAATAACTCGAACTCCGCGGTACTGCGGGCCGGTGCAACTTCTTTGTTGATTTTCTTCCCGCCCACGCGTGTGTTATATTTGTACACCTGCAAGTGGTCGAGCCAGTGTTCACGATCCGCAATCGTCACAACAGGATCGCACTTGTTGTCAAGATCGTAGATTCGCAAGTTGGTGTATTTTTGTTTCTTCTTGACCATGTAGTTGTACATGGTGGTGAGAGAACGGGTCTTGCCTGAGTACGGTGCACCGATGTTTAAGATGCTAACCCAGGGCGAGAGCAGATATTCCTGACTAATAAGTGGCATTTGTGTTATACTTCTCCTACTCGTAACGTTTGTACTGGTTCAACCAGGGGGTTCCACGTGTCGGGTGAATACTTAGATAGCGAGTCCGCTGTTGGTCCATATTGACACAGTTCGTAATAAGGACAGATACCATATGTGCTACATTCTTTCGTTCGCTGGTCGAACACGTCTAGCACTGCCTGGTTCCCGCCGTTTACCTTATCCGCCGATAAGCGTTCGGCTTGAGCCAACAGGCCGCGCCACATTTGTACAATGTTGATGGTTTGTCTGCGCCAGGACTCGCCATCGTTTACAGTGAGAGGAAAGTAATCACGAGCAAATATGCTCGCATCGCACTTAGTCGCTGTAATTTGCACTACGTCTGGCAGTACACCTGACACAGGCTCGTCCATCATCATGGATGTCATCTTGAAGTATCCACGAGTTTGCCTGTCTAAGCGCAGCTCTTTCATACGCATGACAGGATCACCCGAGCATGTCTTAGTCTCGCCCACTACATAGTCGTGACGAGTCGTGCGATATAGTAAGCGATCGATGCGACCACTGTACACGAATGGATCGAACATTTCATGACTGCGAGGCCGCACAAGTATGGCAAAGCCAATCTCACTATCGACCACTTGAAAGAACTCATCCTCGGTCCTGAAATGGTCATAGTACATTACCTGCTGTTGGAGGCCTCGAGAGAGCTTGTATTTATTGGGCAACTCGCTCTTGGCGAACTGTTTGATCCATTCGAGTTCAAAGCCACGAGCTGCACAAGCAATACGAGTCTCGTGAGGGAAGCGAAAGTTGGCGTAGTACTGAGCGATGCCCGCATGCCACACGGAGCCGAAACTCGCGGCCTGGCCTACGATCATAGCGAGTGGGATAGATTTGCCAGTGGTGCTATCCACTTGCGGGCCGACGAGATGCCAGAAGCCCTTGCGATGGCAGGACTGGATAACATCAAGCCGATGGTTGTCGTACCATTCGAGGCCCGCGAATTTCTTCAGGGCCATCGAGACGGAAACTTCTTGTAGTGATTCAACCATATGTTTAGATGCTCCGTGTGTAGCGTGAACTTTGTGTGGTCATGATGTCGAACTCAGCTTTGGGGACGTTGACAATAGCTGATGAGAACCTGTCTTTGAGCCTGAAGTACGTGTCACGTGCAGGCTTGAACTCGAATACGTAAAAGCAGCCTACGCACATGCCCTGGAGTTCGGGATGTGAAATTCGTGTGCATTCAGGTGTGGAACATTTTTTCATGACTATACTCCCTGTTCGTAGCCAGCTACGAAATAGCTCGGCGATGTCGGGCCATGCTATATCAGGCCCTTTTGTTCCGCTATCCATTCGGTTATGACGAGTGTTCCCTCCTGCCCAAGTTTCCATATCTCACTGTCATCATGGACCTGAGATTTTGGAATCCACATGCGTTCGCCAGATTTAATACCATCTCCGATTGCTACGAAGATAGCTTTATCTGTTTCGCCGACAACTTCGCAATCCTCGAGATGTACGATACTGGCCATGTTTCAAAGCTCACGAATACGAAGCTCTAACCTGTCGATCGGCATGATGGCGTATTCAGGTATCACCTGCCATTTCTCAAACTCGTAACGATTAAACGTCACCCACATGCCAACGGAGATCTCGAAATCCCCGACCTTACTACCAACGGCTATCACCTGTGCAATAGCTGGATATTCGCGGCCTAGGATGTATATCCCACCAGCCGAACGCTCAGGTACTGGCTCGCGATGGAGCAACACGCGCTTGCCCAAGATACGCATGGAGAGCAATTTGTCAACGTCCCAACTGTTCATATTTCCACCCAGCCTCTTTGTTCTGCGGCGAACGCCTTGTTTTCCCATGTTAGACGAAAACGAGCCGAACGTTGTGCGTAGAACTCGAGGAATCCTGTTCCATCTCGCCTGTCAACCGATAGATGTGCGATGAATATCATATCGATATCTCGTCGTCCACGCCTTTCTTACGTCGCCCACCGGCCTCAGCGTTCATGGCTATCCGAGATGGCCGTAGCAAGCCGAGCCACTCTTTGAGCTCTTGTGTAGACATGGAATGCTCACAGCCGACTTTCTCGGGATCTCGCAAAAGCAAGTTAGCTTTCCATGTCTCGCATTGCTGCGGACAGTTCATTGGCTTTGGCAGTAACGGAAGCTTGTCCGTGGTGTTCGTGGAGCCAGTGGGCTCGCCTGCGATTCCTGATGTTAGTTTAGGCATTCGTCATCGTCTCCCTCATCGCCTTGTTCGATAAGCTCGGCCATGTCTGTGACCCATTTTGTTTTTTCTTCCTCTGTCATTTGTTCCCAGTTAGGAGGAAGTTTTTTCTTTACAAGATTCATGCGTGATTCAATCCCTCAAAGCGATTTAAAGCTTGCCATTTACGTTCTTTATGATCGTAGCTCCATACACGCCCTACGTCATCTAAGCCGTAGAGCATGTAATTTTCTCGCTTTTGTACATCCTCATAGTGAGCTACATGCAACGATTTAAATCGCAGCGTGTTCTCGAACTCACTGTGAGCATCCACACCAGCACCTGAGAGTATTTTTGGCAATTGATTAGTCCTCATGTATCTCGTATACTGTTGTTGTCCAACGTGTGTAGGCATTTAGAGTCTTCTTTTTGAAAAGCTGAATGCGTACTGGTGTTTCAAGCTTCTCATGCTCACGTAGATACTTATCTAAGGTGAGCTTGTCCTGGAACTGTTTAATTGTTGTAGTTTTGAGTGTGGGCATTTGGTTAGATACTCCTATTTGTATCCTGTTGTTCTTCGTATTGTCTCGCAGCCGTAAGCAAACGTTTACTATCTTTTACTTTGCCTTCGTAATACACCACTACGTACTTCTCGTAGCAATCGAGGCACTGTGAATCTAGCTCAAGATATCCAGGCCCGTTCTTGCATGCCGTACACGGATTACCTGTGCGCGTGATTCGGGGCCGTGTTCGTTTAGTCGCATTCATCGTCGATTGCATGGCCACTCTCCAACCATTTCTTGAAATGTTGCTCAGCAGCTCGTGTAGATGTAAACCATAACTGCCAATAACCTACATAGCGATACCATTGAAGCAAAGCTTGTAGATCGTCCGCTTTGTGCGGGCCTGGTGGGAGCACGACAGCATTAGCGTAGCGTGCTACTAACAGACCTTCACGAGAGGGAAAGCGAAATTTGATCATGACTGAGCCTCACGTTCACTTGATAACGGCATCGGGGTTCTCCTTGGCGAGGGCGCTGCGTGCAGTTTTGCCCTTGTCTCGTGCGATTACGCAGACCGAAAAATGACCGAGATAGTTTTCCCACGTTTCATAGAATTGCAACGCAGCCCGCAGCCGCTCGTTCTCGCGGGCGAGAGTGTCGCGCTCAGCGAATTTGGTAGCGTACATACTTTCGACTTTATCAACTAATTGATTAAGCCGGATTGCTTCTTGTTGCTGGTGCTCCAAGGCGTCGCAGGCGGCGCGGAGCATGGTGGAGGCGTCATAAGCTTGTTTGCGGCGGAATACGGTTATCTTTTCGCGTTCAGTCGTGTCATCAGGAAACCAACTATAATCAGCGTTACTCAACGTAATCGCCAGCGCCCGCGCCTTTTGCAAATCGAACTTGTCGGTGGTGGTCGGCTCACTCATGGTCATCCTTCCTCTTGCGCGGGTCGTACGGAATCGATTGTGTCAACGCGGTTGAATTTACCGCTCAACAATTCACCAACATGCTGAGTGCAGCTATGGATTTCCGAATATGGCTCGTAGTCTACTTCGTAGATGACCCATTCCGCTATTGTTTTGCAATTGATTTTACAACACGTTTCATTCATTAGGATTCTCCTTCCTCTTGCGGTCGCTGGCGGCTTGGCACTGCGTCAGAAATTCGGCTTGTGAGATAAATTCTACAGATTCCGCGAAATCCTTCTCATCGCGAGCAAGGAGTTCAATGTCATCGGCGGCGACTAGGCAATTTTGCCCGAATCTCGGCAATATCGCGACTTCGTATCTCGGTACGGGTTCGCACCAACCGCCATTGATTCCATTCGTGGCTTTCGAGACGGGTGGCCCGCATTTCACCCAGACTTCGACGCCCAAAGATTCGGGAACGCCCTGACCGTTAATAATCCGTGCTCGTTGCCATTTAGGTTTCATACGCACCTCCGATCAGCCCGCGAGAAAAGCGTGAGCTAGCGCTTCTCTCAAGACGTGGATATTCGCGTGCGGGCTGAAAATCTGAACGTCGTCGAATCTGAAAAACTCGCACGCCTCGTGTTGCTCCCAAGCTAGAATTTCCGCGAACACTTTATGGACGAGATCGCTGTCGGTTAGTTTGCCGATACAGACTGAGATGGCTCGCGAAAGATGACGAGGAGTTTGTGTGTCTGAGTCGATAATGTCGCGCCCGATAATGATCGACGCCATCTCCGATTGAGTTTCAGGGATCACCTTCAATGTGAATCCGTCTTTGTACTTCACGCGGGCGAGGACCAACTTCGCGGCATCAATATTCATAGTGCAAAACTCCAATAGACAAAGGCTAACCAAGCTATCGCGCCGACCAGCGCCCACACCCAAGTCAGGGCTAGGCGCATTATTCTTTGACTTCCCAAACTGTAGTTCGAACGCTTCCGCCCATCTGATTGCGGATATTCTCGGCGTCTTCCTTAGAATCAAAAGGACCGATTTGCATCGTCGATGAACTAGTCGAACCGTTGCTCAGACTTTGCACGACAAAATACCATTTGCTCGCCATCGTCTCATACCTCGCAGGGGTTAAGCCCGTGTTATCTTCACAGTAATTGGCAGTGTTCTCATCTGTAGCTCAGGATGAATATCTACAGGAGTTTGCTTACTCCTGTCAAAGGTTGCGTTAGCTTGAGTGCTTCTGTCGGCGCTAAGTGCCTTGTCACAGGCTTCTCTAAGCCGTGTGATAACTGCTCGTGAACCCTCGATATGAAAGCCGTCTTTGTCCATGTAAACACGGTCCACTAGCTTATCCCCCGATAACGGCGCTTCGCGCGCCGTCTGTAATGGCAGCTGCTAGTCGCGTTATGTACATATCCATTTGCCAGATCGGGGCCAGCTCACTTGGCCCGAGATCAGCGATAGAAGGCAACAGGTTGAATGTGAGCTTGCAAATGCACATAGCACAATCTGGCCTCCAACCTTCATGATGTTTCCACTCACGATGATGTCCAGGTGAAAACTCTTCGTGGAATGTGCGAATGGGCCTGTAGGACATGTTTGTCATATCGAGTTATACGCTCCTTTGGTGTATGGCTTGCCGAGATGCTCATAAGCTTTCTCGGTCGCCGTCCGGCCTCGTGGTGTGCGTTCGATCAGGTGTTCTTGTAGTAAGTATGGCTCATACACACGCTCAATCACGTCAGGCTCTTCAATCATAACAGCTGCGAGCGTGTCCAGGCCGACTGGCCCGCCGTTGAAGCGCTCGATAAGCAGCGCGAGTATTGTCCTGTCGGTCTTAGTTAAGCCCAGTTGGTCGATGTCGAGCGCTTCCATCATACCGAGTACAACAGGATAGCTCACTTGCTGAATGCCATACGCTAAAGCAAAATCGCGTGATTGCAAGAGTAAGTTATTCGCAATGCGTGGTGTACGCTTGGCACGCTTGGCTAGCTCACTAACAGCTAAGTCTTCCATGTCAAGTTGTAACACTCGTGCCGACTGCCGTATGACCGCTGAGAGTTCCTTGATAGAGTAGAAATCCAAATGATAGGTCGCTGAGAAGCGATCTTGTAAAGGTTTCGTAATCAAGCCCTGGCGAGTCGTGGCCCCGATGAACGTAAATTTTGGTAGGTGCATGTTAATATGCATCTTCTCCGTCGTCACATCGAGCCTGTAGTCTTCCATCACAGTGTACAGCGCCTCTTCGACTACGCGGGGCAAGCGATGAATCTCGTCAATGAACAGCACGTTGGTCTGCTCATTCAATTGATTCAACAACGTAGCAAGCGTAGGAACTTTCGTAATACTCGTCGCCGACGCAGTGATGAGCGAGCGATTCGTGGCCGTAGCAACAATGTTAGCAAGCGTTGTCTTTCCCAGGCCTGGAGGTCCAACGAACAGCGAGTGGCGTACAGGCTCTTTGCGCGCATTGGCACCAGCGATGGCGATCGAGAGAACATTCTTGAGCTTCTCCTGGCCGATGAATTTACTGAGGGATGCAGGACGGAGATTGTTATCTGAACTAGTACCGTTCATATACTGATCTCCTCGCGATTGCGACGGCGTTTGCGCTCACGTGTCTGCACACGAACCTCTTCGATGATAGCTTGCGTGGCCGCAGTTCTGTACTCACGGTCAAACACCTCGCCACGAGTGAGCTTGTACGTGGCTACGAGTTTGTCTGCGAGATTAAGCGCAGCCGACTCTTCCTCCTCGCTCGCGCCGAACTCAGATCGCTTGCGCCTGAGTGCAATTACCTGTTTAATCTTCGTGCAGCGAACACATTTAGGGTCATAAATCATCGCTGCATCAATACGTTGGCAGTCCAAGTTGTGGCTTGTACCGCAGTTGTTGGTTAAGTCCATGTCAAGACCTCGTGGCGTTTGAGTTGGATGTGGTTTCCATGATGCTGGCCATATACCAACGCTTGTCCTGCATTGGGCGGAGAAGCAAGGCTGGCACAAGCCGCCAAATTTTGATTCTCCGCCACATGCAGGACATTGCATTATAGTTCTATCGCTCCAGGCGCTGGCAGTGCCAGCATTTTGCCCACGGTTGTGGAGAGCATCAATGGCGACTGTACATTCATGTCGAAGCGCACGTACCGTCCGCGGCCTGTGCGCGCAAGTTCTTGCATGAAGTTCTGAGCATCGGCGTTCTCCGGCCCGATGTACATCACGTCAATCACGCACTGGTCGGCCAGCTTCTTGGCCCAATGGAGAGCGCTGGACTTGCTATCCAAAATGCGCGATGCAGGCTCTTGTTCATCGTACACGCTATCTGTGGGCTGGCCGTCGGACACGATCAGTATGTGTAACGGTTCAAGCTCTGCGAGCTTCTTGATTGCAGCGCTCATTGGCGTACCCGCGCAGGCATTCGGTATTTCGTCCGCCTGCACAAACGATAGCTCGTTCGGGCCGAGTGTACCAAATGCCAATACCTGCACGCGACCTGCGTATGGCTTCACGGCCTCGCGTAAGCAGTTAATACGCGATTTGCCCTCGAACGCAGGACTCGCCATCGAGCCACTGCAATCGGCTGCAATCCAATCCCAGTTGTGTAGCTGTTGCTCAGTGCGAGCCTGCTCTTGTTTAGCAAGAGCCTGATCGCGCTTCGCGATTTCGTTTCGTGTCATTCGTGGCATGTGTGTGCTCCTTGCGCGTATTGCGCGTTAAACCTTATCGTGTACATTATCCAGGTCTGTGTCGATAGACACGCCTGTGGCTTCCTGCGCGGCCTTGCGTAGGTTTTCCCAAATGCTCTCGATGATCTGCGTGATCGTTTGCGATTCGTGGCCTTGGTGCTTTTTGAGCAGTTCCAAAGCTTCGACATGCGTGTCGAGATAACCGTGACCTGCTTGCACGATGATATCTGCGAAGGCTCGTAAGCCTTGCATGAATGAAACAAAATCACCATCGGACATGGTTTTGGTTGCACCAGTCATGTTAGCTGGCGCGACATTCGTGTCACGGGCCACGCGACAGAACTCGCTAAACTCATGTTCGAGCTCGTCGAGTAGTTGCAAAAAGTGCTCTTTGAAGAACAATTTGCATGCACTATCAGCAGATGTATGGTTAGGCATCTAAATACTCGCCTCCTGCATCTTGCTCACGCGTTGGGCACGTGTTTGCTTGTGAACTTCCTGCTTGCGCGTGAGCACCGCACGTCCCTGGCACGCGTAAGCATGAGCCACATACTCAGGTTCGGACTTGAAAGTACGAGTGCATTTACAAGTAAACAAGTGACCGGCCTCGATCTCGGCCTGGAGCTTGGCCGCGATTTGCTTGTCCTTGACAAAACGCTGTTTGCTTTCCTCGAGAACCTTGAACGCCTTGAACCTGCTCACGCGTAGCGTGGCCAGGATCTCCTCGCAGCGGTTCATCTCTTTGTCGATTGGCTTGACGTACAACAGGCTATAGCACGTCGGGCACAGGCCAGTGTCGCCGACAAGAAATGCCAGATCACCTACTGGTACACCAGCCGATGTTTCGACGAGGATAATTTTCTTGCAATGCTTACACATACTGTTTGTTCTCCTGTTTGGTTGTGTTTGTCATGTGTTCCATCCTGTAGGCTCGTGCCTGCGAGCAAGTGTTAAACTTAGGGAAACAATAGCACGCCGACCGGCCACCCGTCAAGCGCCTAACGCTCGTTAGTTGCATATACAAGTAGTTTCCTACTTTTTGTAGGATTTCCCTACATTTACTGGTGTGCTTCACAGGTGACTTACGCGCGCGCCTTATCCCGCGATAACGCTCGCGAAGCTTACCATGCTTGCTTTATATTTCCCGCTCATCATCTGGCTTCTTATTCCCGCTGTTGATGAGCTTCAAGATGTCCTCTACAGATGTTGCTGGTTTGTCTTCAGCTGGCTTACTCACACCGAGCTCGCTCAGGTCATTATCTGTCAAACCTAGCTTAATATTGATCTGCGGCTCGCTCACGATTGTTTGATTATTCGACGGCGAGCGCTCGAGTTTGACGCCTGTGCATTCGGCAAACACTTCGGGATACAACTGAGCTATTCCTGCTCTCACCAACATACGTATTGTCTCGCTTTTATTCCTGTGCGGTGATACTGCATGCACCATATCAATCATCTTAATGTCCTCGTAGGGAAACCTAATATGTTCGTCACTGCTGAGTCTTGACATGAGAGTTCTCCTTTTGCTTCGCTAGTTACGTAGCTCTTTGTTAGCTAGTACAGTAACACGAAGTGCGGGCCGTGTCAATAAGCATGCGGGCATGCTAGGGTGGGTGGGTGGTATGTACTTCCCTGCTGGAGTCAGTCTCTACCTCTCCCCCGTTCTCGCGCTCTCTGTAACTTGCTCTATTCTCTCTCACAGTAATCTCTCTCTTTATCTTAATATATATTTGAATATGTAAATGTTGTGCAAAAGAGAGTGAGAGAGACCTGACGACTGGGAAGTACCTACCACCAGCCAACCATGACTAAGAACGTGTTATTGTCACACACACTGCTAGTACGATTTGTTTGCTACTGTCTTTTGCCGATTAGTTCGATATTGTATTTGCTAATCCCATGCGCGCCATTGCTAGTTCGACTGCCGCCTGGCCGCGGCTGCCCGCGTGACGTGAACAGAAAGCACCGCGTTCGGGTATAAGTTTATTTCAAGTAATACATGCGAAAATAATTTGCTTTCCCCGCTTGACTTACACGCGCGATCCGCGCTAGTGTCTTTGGTTGACAGCACCATAACCGCCAATAGCTAGGGAAGATGTCGCGGAACCTAGGCACCACGCAATAAAATGCGTTAGCAGGACGGGAAGTTAAAAGTAAGCTGTACAAGTGAGGGTGTACCTCACCACTAACCAAAGGCAGGGCGAGCTAACACTCCCCTGAACAGGCATCATGGCTAAGAAAATTCAGGCAGCGGAAATCGGCAAACGTTTGTTTCCTATTGTGAGCGAACAGCGGTCGTTCAAAGGACCGAATGACAAGCTTTACACCAAAGACGAGCTTGCCAAGATGGGACTCGAAACGGACGCCACCGTCGTCATTCCCATGTTTACCAAAGAGGACTTCAAATCGGTGGGCGATTTCAAGCGCGCAATCGATCGCGTGTTTCAGGAATGGGAAACCGCGCGCAAGCTGATCACCGATAACGGTGGCAAACTCGGCGACGTATTGGCGGTCGGCAAAGATGGCAAGGAATACATCCTGGCCGATCCTACTTCGGGCGACGGAACGCAGCGGTTTCTCGATTTCATGTCCGAGACGTTGCACTCTGGCATTTCGCTTGCCCACCAGCAGGTAGCTGGCGCGCGCATGCGCAACGCAGCCAAAGCCAAGATCGGCACGTCGTCCGGCGCAAAGGTTCGCGGCAGCCGCGCGGATGTCGAAATCTAGCACGCGCTAGTTACGCGCTAACATTGGTGGTCGGTAGCAAGCTAACTACTTGTTGCCGACCACTAAACCACGCAACCAAAAACACGAGGCTACAATGAAACAAGTACAAACGAAAAATATTCCTGTTCAAGACAAAATCGAACGCGCCAAGCATAACCTGCGTAATCAAATGGAACAGCTAGGCTTATTGGCTGACCGTCTTGGCGTCACCACAGGCGAGCCTCTCACGCCCGCCGACCGCGAAACGATCCGCTTCACCTACCTACGCGAGCTACGCGACTTGAACAACCAAGCCTGTGTACTCTTCGCGCTTGGCGATGAAGGGGCCTACGGCGCTATTCAACAAGCCATCGAAGAACTAATCGAGTTTGCCAATCTCTAAACCTTTGGGCTAGCAGGTCTAAACAACTTGCTAGCCCATTGTTTTTTGCTTCGCGTGTTCACTGCTTGTCTTGGTTTTGCTACGTGTCAGATGACCCCTATCACACGCTACACTTTTTGTTCAAGAAATCGCCTTAGTGCTAACTCGCAGCTAGCCTCCATAGCTCAGCACGCGGCCCGTGCTCGCGTGACTCGCCCTGCTCACGCTTACAGCTACTCCCCACAGGTGTAAACCCCAAGTTCGCGGCCCGTAACCGTGAGTCACTGCTTGTATATACAACTATTTAGTTAGCAACTAAACGAATAGTTGTACAGGCGTGTCAACTACAGTAGTGGGGTGGGTGCCAAGGGGGCACACATCGCCCCAGCTTGGTTTCCTGCCGGTAAAAAATTTCCAAGAATTGACTCCCTGCGAGATGGCATGCTACGTGTCGGCTTACTATGTAAGTTTAGAAGCTTATGGTAAGATTGCATTGGAAATACATGTAATAGCTGTACACGCGAAGCACGAAGGCATGCTATATTGACACGCGCTACGCGCGGATGCTAGACTGTGGTTACGACGTGCGGGCATGCTCGCATGCGGGTAGAACGCATGGCGGGCGGCTAGGCCCGTTTTTTTAAGGCCAGGCCCGTGATTTACTAAGCTATAGAGGAGAACCAACATGCCGGACGACACAAACAAACAGCCTGAGTCCAAGCAGCGTTACAAGATCGATCGCGGAAGGCTCATGCTCGAAATCACGCGTGAGCTTCTGCAGGAGAACAAACATCGTTCGCGCCGGCTGAATGTGCTATCTGCGCAGTTCGAGAAAGAATTCGCCAAGGAACTCAATCCCGAGCCCAGCGAGGCCTCCGGTCAAGAACAGCAGGACCCTAACGCTCACCACGAGGAGCAGCTCAAGACTGCTTAGTTCGCCATGCCGTACCAGCCACGTAAGTTCAAGCCTGTGCATGTACAGATAGTCCGGCTCTGCTGGCAGGGCTATAGCGCAGTAGAAATCGCTCAGTTCCTAGGTATTAGCGAGATCCACGTTCGCAATATCATTAACTGCGACGAAGCCCAGGCCATGCTCTCGCAAATGAAAGAGCATGCAATTAACTCGTCGGATGAAATCCAAGACGAAGCTCAGTTAGTTGCGCCGTTGGTTATGCGAGAGAAGATTCGCCTTGCACTCGAAGCTGGCGATGAGCGTGTACGTAACGTGGCGTGCAGCGACATACTCGCGATCGCGGGCCACACGGCTGTGAAGAAGCTGGAAATCTCTCGTTCGGAGAACTCTCGCGACGACCTCACGCGGAAGACTCCTCGAGAGCTGCAAGAAGACATCTTGAAAGACATGGGAATAGATGCAACTAAAGCGCCCGATGGGACGCTTCTAAACTAAAGCACGCAATGCGTGTGGGGAGATAGTGATGAAACGTCTCGTTGGATTGCTTACAGCAATCGCTTTTGTACTCGTGTTTCTGATTGTACTCGCGAATAACGCCCGTGCGACTGTGTGGACGATGCCTGCGCTGCCATCGCCTGGCAGCCAGAACAACGTCATCAATTCCAATGGTGCTGTGAACACAGGCGGGGCCACGATTATCGGTAGCGTGGCTGTGTCGGCTATCGGCACGCCATCCGCCCCGACATTCGTTGTGAACGGTACAGCAGGCTCGACCTCGATCGTGTACGCATGCACCGGTGTCGATATCAACGGCAACGCGACAATTCCTTCGGCTACAGCCACTGTGAGCACTGCCAATGCCACTCTTAGCACCACCAATAGCGTGAGCATCACGTGCCCTGGCAAGAAAGGCGCTGTGGCTTTTCTGATTCACAAAGTTGATACTTCGCATGTCTTGGGCATTTGCTACACTACTGGCGCGACTGGTTGTACGTTCACCGACGACGGTACAATCGCCACGACCTTCACGTACACGCCGAACACTGTCGATCAAACAGGCGCTGTGTACAACGGATCGATCTCGACTGGCAATCCCGCGCTGCAAGAGAACACCCTCGGTACGCAGTTAACCACCGGCACAGCCCAGGCTCAGACTGCGTTCACCGTGACTGGCGCGACTACGAGTAATAGCTGCGTCTGCGCACTCGGTATCGCGCCGCCTGCTACTTGGCAAACTGGCATTGTACTCACCTGTGCAATGACCGCAAACACGCTCACTCCCTGGTTAACCAACGGCACCGCTGGCTCGATCACGCCCGCAGCTGAACCTATCAACTGCCGCGTACTGTAACCGATTTCCGGCGGTTATCCGTGGATATCAAGTTTCGCGCCGATGCCTGGAGGGGTAACGTATGAGTAAGCCTGATACTCGACGTTATCCCTCACGTCTCCCGCCTCGCTATCGCGAGTTAGCATTGGCAAGCTTGTTACCAACACCAGAGCAAGTCAAGAAGCTTTCTCTGCCTAAGCTCATCGACCTTCGCCAGCATCAATGGCGTTTGCAGGCCGAGATCGAACGCGATCCTGCGAAGTTCTTCCATCCCAACAGTGGTGGACAAGATGAGTACATGCGTTTCGACAATCCCAATAAGCGAGGCCGGTACTTCTTTGCAGGTAACAAAACAGGTAAAACCACCGGTACGTGCATCATCGTCGCGGAGTTCATGTGTGGCAGACAGCTCTGGGGCACGGAACCAGGCGAACGACCAGCACATGCGTATCGCCTGCCCTGTAGAGGTGTTTACTATACAGAAGACTTCGCTTCGCACGAAGAAACAATCATTCCAACGTATCTTACCTGGCTACCAAAAGGTGAGATTCTCTCCATAATTCGCTCACAGAGCGGCAATGTCTCGCACATCGTCCACAAAAACGGCAGTATCTTATACTTCCGTACTTATGACCAAGGTTATGAAAAAGCCGAGGGAAAAGACTACGACATCGCTGCCTGTGATGAGCCTCCTCCTCGGGAACTCTACACCGCAATCTTTCGTGGACTGGTTGCGCTTGGAGGCTTATTCTACATCGCTGCAACTCTACTTAAAGAAGCATGGCTCTACGACGAGCTCGCACACGGATTTAACCAGGGCTTTCAGGGAGAAATATACGACAATCCTTGGCTCGATACAAAAGCGAGGGACGACTTTGTTGCGACCCTAGACGAGACAGAGAAAGCAGTTCGCATACATGGAAAGCCAATCTCGTTGACAGGCTTGATATACCCTGAGTTTCGAGACGCAGCCCCGACGGTTATCAAATCTATCAATCCTGAGTACCCATCTGAACTCCAGGCCGATGACGTTCCCTGGGACGTGTATCGCGAGGAGCCATACCCAATAATCATGGGTGTCGATCCTCACGAACGCAAACCTCTCCATGTGGAGTGGGCTTATGTTCTGCCAAATGATTCTGTACTCTGGTTCGATTGGGCTTTGGTTCCTTCAGGCTCATTCGACGAGGTTTTCGACTTTCTTGAGGACAAGGAAAATCATCACCGAGGCCGCACGCAGCTTACAGTTATGGACCCAAATCGAGGTGCTGCAAAGCAGGCCGGCGACACTTGCTGGATGGATCAATTTGAGGCTCATGGTTATTCAGTATTACTGGGTAACGATGATCTTAGCATTGGCCACAGTACTACAAGAGACTATCTCAAAACCCAACGAATGCGCTGGACTGAGCGATGCCGAGGCGAGAAAGGTCCGATATACCAAATGGGGCGCTATGCGTGGGACGACTGGACGGGCAAGAAGCTTCGTGATAAGAGAGCCAGTAAGGAGTCGCCTCAGGAAAAATACAAGGACTTCCCAGATGTGCATCGATACGTGGCGATGGCGAATTTGACTTTTGACATGCTTAAGCACAAGAACGATGCCATTCGCGTGGCCGGTGAACGGCGCGCTGCTAGTTTCGGCAGGCCACGTGCTTATTAAGGCTTAAATAATGTTTTGGGGTAAGAAAAATAATCAGTTACTTAACGACCTAGCAAAGGCTGTACAAGCCGTAAAGGAGTTACTCATGGCAGACGCAACAACTTTCCAGGCAGATGTGGATGCGCTCAAAGCGAGTGTAGAGGCCGCGGCCACGCGAGTCATCGCAGCGATCCAGGCTGCCGGCCCGCTCACTCAGGCTCAGCTCGACGCGGCAGATGCCGAGATCCAAGCTACTAAGACCGAGGCCGACGCGATCGCACCTGGCGCGCCTGTGGTGACCTCTGCAACTCCTGCCACGGTGAAAGCATAGCTGCATGGCCGCTGCGCCGAAACTTGATCCGTTTTTCGAGACTTTGCTGAGTAGAGGGGAAACTCTCTACTCGGTGAAGCTCTCTGAAAAAACGGAGATGCCTTTGGTTGAGAATGTCATCCGTGATATCCAGGATGCTTTCGGACAGATGCAAATCTATCGCGAAAACATGATTGAGATGAACGAGAACTGGCGCGGGATGACAACGCCAAAGGATTTCCCGTTTGAAGACTGTGCGAACGTTCGTGTACCATTTACGAGCGTGATTGTGCAGCAAATGATTGCTCGCTTTATGAAAGCCATCTTTGGCGGCGAGTATATTGCGGAGTTTAGTTCCCTCGACAAAGTCTACACAAAAGACGAAACAGACGACTTCAACAGATGGTTTGACTATGAGCTACGAGAGATTGTCAAGCTCAAGCCTACTACGCGAGACATCTTAGGCGAAATACTCAAGTATGGTAATGCTTTCCCAATGCCATACTGGGACAAACGTACACAAGAACTACGCTCGTACAAACGCTTCACGATTCCCGAGGAAGGTTCAGTATCTGACTTTGTAGACCAGCAAGCCGTGATGTTGGCTAGTAGTTATCCAGGAGTAACTGTTAGCGAATCTCCCGATTATGGGGTTTACAAACTTGTAGATATTCAGAACAAGCCGGCGGGCCAGTTGCTGTTTTCCATCGTTATCATGGATGGCGTACCTGAACTCAAGTGTGAGATTCGCCGTCGTGAGACAGTGTTTGATGGTGTAGAGGTCTATGTACCTAACATTGAGGACTACGTCTTAGTACCTTCTGCTGGTACAATCGAAGAGATACCTTTCTGGGCTCTCCGTCGTTGGGTGGCGCCTGAGGATTTTCGCCAGGGCATCATCGACGGAGAGTACATTGATCTAGGCAAAGAAGAAAACGATCGAATTGCTCAATCTGCCGACGTGCGCATCGCAGATTTTGTAGCGCAGGAAGAAACCGAGCTGCAAGACTCTGAGCGTGGCACGGATCAGAAAGACAGCTCTGGCTACACGCCTCATCGTAAGTACATCGAAGTCTACAAATGGGAAGGTTGGTGGAGGCTCACAGACAAAGATGCCGGAGACATGGAGCGGTATCTTGAGCCGAAAGTTCAGTACTGTGTTCAGGTTGCCGTCCGCACGAAACGCATTATCGCCATTCACAGGCTCGAGGATTTGAACAAAGATGGAAAGCGCAGTCCTGTACATTTTGGTTTTATCCATGAGCTTAATAGGCTGCTTGATATCGGACTCGCCGAATGGGTACGTCATGTGCAGGCTACACTCGATGCTATTGATAATCAGCGTCTCGATGCTGGTCTCATTACTAATATCCCCTGGGGTTTTTATAAGCCAAGTGCGGGCTTTAATCGCGAAGTACTGCGGGTCAAAATCGGCGAGTTTCTTCCCGTAAGTGATCCACAAGCTGTAAACATGCCTCAGTCTAATTACCAACCCATGTGGTCTTTTGAAGAAGAACGCATGGTTTGGCAATACGGCATGCAACAAGGGGGCATGAATGAAGCTTCCATCGGACAATCGATATCAAAGCGCCAGAGTGCAAGCGAGTTTGTTGGTACTGCGAGTGCTGCTGATTTGCGCACTGGTGACGCTGTTGATTATATACTCGAAAGTTTTCGTGAACTGGTTTACCGAATACTGGGATTATATCAACAATTCGCGCCCCGTAAACGTGTCTTCCAAGTAGCAGGTGAGAATGGCCTGATGATCAACAAGGAGTTTGACATTGACAAGCTCCAAGGACGGATCGTACTTAGGCTCACTGCTAACTTACAGCAAACCAATCAAGAGCTTCAACAAAAGATCGCGCTCGACATGCTCCAGATCCTCATGAACGGTCTGTTTATACAGACGGGTGTGGTGCAGGCCGATACGATATTTGCAGCTGCGAAGAAGCTCACGCGCGCGATGGGTTACGAAGGCGTGCCATTACATAAGCCTGACATGCCACCTATGAGCGATTCGCCACAGGAAGAGCATCGTCAGATCGCCTTCGGCAAAGAGCCAATCGGCCCGACGCCTAATGAAAACTTCGAGGAGCATTTACATGCTCACGCCAAGCTTGCAAGCGATCCTCGACTTGAAAAGCTGCTCTCGTCTGAAGCTCAACAAATGCTCGCCGACCACATAGCCAAGACTACTCAGATGCAGCAAGTAGTTAAGATAATGCGTACTGTTCAACAAGCGCAAGCTTTGCAATTACAAAAATCTCTAGTAGCCAAGGGTATCAATCCTGGTCAAGCAGGTGGTGGACAACCTGGCGATAATGCCGAGGCCGGTACACAAGCCGAGGGCGTTAGCCAAAGTGGAGGTGCTCCAGGTGGACAAGCCGGAATTTAAGAATTCTACTGTCTGGACAATAGTAGAAAAGGCTCTGCGTGAGTACGGCACACAGCTCGTAGCTGATATGCGTGTCGCGCTCAATGCAGGAACCGAACTCGGCAAAGAACGGGCCGTGGCTATCAACGGTTCACTTACAGCCGTTGATCAGATGCTCGCTTTACCAGAGACTCTGTTCCCGTCCGCCGAATCGTTATCCGACGATAAGCAAGAAAATAAAGTACCTGTAAAGGAGAGAGGAAATGGAATTCGACGATTTGGCACGTAAATTTATTTGTTTCATCGACGATGGAAGCGGTGGCGAAGGTGGAGGGGCTGGAGGAGGCTCTGGCGAGGGCGGAGGTGACAGCGGTGCCGGCGATCAGGGAGGCGAAGGCGGCCAGGGCGATGGTGGAGCACCCAAAGCTGAGTCACTGACGAAAGAAGGCATCGCACTGCTTGTTAGCGAGCAGATGAAGCCATTGCATGAAAAGATTGGCGAACTCACCAGTGAGAACGTCAACCTGCGCAACGCCATGCGTTCCGGCGCGGGAGTACCTCGCAGAGCCGAACCGGAAATTGTTAAAGAGGAACCTCCCAAGCTCCCGACCAAGGACGAGTTCCTGGCTCAGATGAATGCTGATCCTGTTACGACAATCAAGACCATCATCGAGTCAATCGTCAACCCGCAACTCGACAAGCGAATCACGGCCGCGACTTCAGGTGTGAAAGCTGAGAGCGAGGCCCGCGAAGCTTTCATGCGCGATGCCGAGGGCGATCGCACCAATGCGTTATCAGTAGCTTCTACTTACGAAGGTGATCTCCGAACCGAGTACGACAAGCTGGGCGATCAGGAGCTACGAGCTATCGCGGCTTCCCGAGGTGGGCGTTACCAGGTCGGTGATCTCGAACTCGCCGCAAATCGAGCTGAGCGCAAAATGCGCCAGGCCGGCAAGTTGCCTAACGCCAACAGTAACGGAAATGGCAGTGGCAACGGTAACAACGATACTCGCTTCTCGTTCCAACGCAACAACCCCAAGTCAAGTTCTGGTGCTGGAGCCGGTAATGGTAATGGCAACGGGGCCGGCGCGCCAGGCGCAATCAAAACCATCGACGACCTCGTGGCTCATAACAAAATGACTAAGGACGAAGCCGAGGGCGCTCGCAAGAACAACAAGAAGTGGGGGCTCTCAGACGAGGATTTCGTGAAGAGCTACATGGAAGCCGAGAAAGACAATCCCAGGTTTGGGACAGGAGCATAGCATGTCACGCGAAGAAAGAGACATAAACGCCGATAACAACGGCGAGGTACACGGCGAGGGTTTTGCACTACCTGGCTTCAAGGTAGACAAATTCGGCAACAAGTTTGCTCTGCCTGTTGCTGATGACGAAAGCCTGTTCGACAGCAATCCACTCGCCTGGCCGAATCAAGAGCAACTTGCCAAGGAAGGCTGGTACACATATTTCGAGACAGAAGAGAACATGGGCATCGCCCTGTCTCGAGGTTTCCGGCCCGTCTCGCGCGAAGAGGCAGGCTTTGCTCATATCGATGGCGCAGAGGAAACCGAATACGGCAAGCCCGAGGCATTAGTCATGCCTCACCGTGTTGGTAACATGACGCTGATCAAAGCTCCGATGGAAACATACCTGGCCATCGACAAACAGCGTCAGCGTGTTGCTCGTGCAGCCACGCATCCAATCCTCTATGGCAACAAAAACAAACGCAAAGAGACCAAAACTGACCAAGGTAACGTGACCGAGGAAGACACCATTAATGCCGCAATGACTGTCGCAAGAATAACTCCCGCCTCAGGGGAGCGCTAAACACCCGCGCTAAGGCGCAAGGAGAATTGCTATGCCTCTCGCGAACGTAAACGCTCCAATGGGATTTCGCCTGTTGGACTCTTTTGACACCGTAATTACGAGGCAACGTAATGTGCCAGCTGCAAGAGCCGCAGTTGGCGCAGCCGCAAGTGCCGACATCGCGATAGGCGATGCATACGGAATCGACGCGAACGGAAATGCCTTCCATGCAGGTGCTGACGCAGTAGTCCGCGGCGTGGTGGTAGGCTTTGCGTTGTTGCCAGTGAGTAACATCATGAATGGCAACGGCCCGATTTCGGAGGATTATCTCGCAGCGGCGGTTGCGGGCCTCGTTATTGGATGCGAAGATCCAAATGCTACGTTCGAGGTGTGGAGCGATGCAGTAGTCGGCTTTCTCCAGGCCAACATCGGTGGTAAATTCAATCTGTTCGACGTGGCCCCCGATTCGCTCTTCCGTCAGTCTCGCCAGTACCTGAACGTTAACGGTGGTGCCGGTACGCAGTTCGTCGCCAACGACAAGATCAACTCGCCCGCAGATAACGTGTACGGGCCTAGCTGTCGAGTGCAGGTATCACTCGCGACCGCGTTGCAGCCGTAAGGCCAGCACGTAGTTCGTAGGGAGGTTGTTACATGCCTAGCCTTCGCGCACAATTCCAGCGGACGATGTTTCCTGGCATCAGGGAGTTCATCTTTCGTGGATACAAGGAAAAACCTCTGGAGTATTCCCAGATCTACAAGGTCATGTCTTCGGACTCGGCCTTTGAGGAAGACTACCAGGCTGCTGGCGTCGGGTTGTTTAACCTGATACCGGAAGCAACCCTGGTCGAAGAGGACACGTTCTATCCTGGCCTCTCGATTCGATACACACATCTCGACTATGCCAAGCGGATCGGCTTCTCGCATCAGTTCATCCGCGACGGCAAGATCAACATGTGGAACGATCGCTCGCGCGACATGGGATACTCCGCAAGGCAGACGATGGAAATTCTGCTCGCGGACATCTTGAACTCGGGCAACACCACACTCGGTTATGACAATCAGCCATTGTTCTCGGCCAATCACCCGTTGACTCGTGGCGGTGCGGGTCGTGTACAGAGCAACATTCTCTCCACGCCGGCCACGTTGTCAGTTGTCTCGTACCGAGCCATGCTCACACAGTTCCGCAGGTTTTTCGATCCGACTGGCGTGCGCCGCATTCAGTTGAATGCAGCTACGCTGGTCGTGCCGCCGGAACTCGAGTGGAACGCAAAGGAAATCGTCAAGTCAGTCACTCGCCCAGACACTGCGAACCGCGCCGACAACGTTTCCATGAATACCACTACGATTTTCGTGTACGATTATCTGCTTCAGCCCAAGCCCTGGTTTATCTTCGCCGACAAAGGCGACGTGAAGATCAAGGTCTACGAGCGCGAGAAGTTCAACGTGATGGAGTACGAGCGCGAAGAACAGCGCATGAACTGGGTCCAGGCCGCCATCGCGTTCTCGTTCGGCTGGAGCGACTATATTGGAGTCGTCGGCACCTATCCTCCATGAGCGAGCTGTAACACAATAACGTTCGCTAAGGAGGATTTTCGATGGCTAATACAAACCAGAATTTCCCACAGGGCGCGCGGGGTATTTTTATCCCTGCACCTGAGTGGGCGTTTCCTGACGGTACGTGGACACTCACTCGAGCTGCTGCTGGTAATTACTACATGCTCAAAACAGCTGGTGCGGCCACGACTCACCCAGCTGTTAATCTGCAGAAAGCAATCAAGCGGCTTATAGCTGCGTTGCTTACTGTCAACGCGCCTATGGGCGGCGAGTTGCAAGAAGGTGGCATTTTCACCGGCTTTGATCTTGTGTACTCGATCGCTACAGCTGCTCTCACATCTATCACGCCTGCAACATACGAAACACTTTACAAAAACGCAACAGCCAATGCGGTATCGAGTCCTGGGGGAGCTGTATTATCGTATCCTACAACGGGCGTAGCAGCGCCTGTGGCTACGCAAGCGACTCCCTATGTCGTGGGTTTTCAGATGACCACGCCGTATCTCATTGGACAGAACCTTGCCGATGTGAGCGACTGGCTCGAGCTCGCTGTGGTTGACCCTGGAACAAGTGTGTTTGCGTTGTACGGAGCGATGCTTAAGTTCAACGCGAATCAGTAGAGGTACATCTATGTCTATGTTACTCATGAATGCGGGGGTAGCGAGTAGTGTATCTCCAGTTGTCGAAGCAAACTCATGCGGCAAAGATTTTGTTCACTGTCGTGTGAGTGCCACCGGCACATTTGCGGCGGATTCGGTTACTGTACAGCACTCACCCGATAGCGGTACTACCTGGTTTACACTAGGCACACTTGGCAAATCAGGCGACGAGTTCGTAGTCGAAGACCCTTTCGACTGGATTCGCGCTATTGCAGGACCAGCGATGACAGGAGTAGCAAATGTATTTCTTGACTTTAGTGCGTAGAGCGAGAGCGATACTGCTTCTGTCATTAAGCGTGTTGTTGTTATCGGGAAGTGTGTATGCCTTCCCGATAACACAAAACGTACAGCGAAGCACGCAGTACATGAGTACTACACCGATCATTAACTCACATGGCACCACGTGTACGGGTGGCTCGTGTGCTGTGTGCGCCAGTGTTACAACAGTCGCCACGATTGTGTCTGGCAACACATCTCGAGGAATGTGGTGTTTGTACACCAGTGCATTACTCAATGGAGCTTACGGAGGAATAAATAACTCCGCGCCTGCTATCACTCCTACAAGCGCCAACGGCATTCCTATGGGTCCGGTTAATACCTGGCTTTGTGAAGTAGGAGCGCCTGGTAATAGATTTGATGTGATACCTCAGACGGGTACGGCTAGTGTTTGTACGATAGAGTATCCGCTACAGTAGTTTGAAAGCAAGAATAAAAATATTTGCGGTGGCGTTCCTCGTCCTGATGGGGTGGGCGGTCTCGCCGGCTAGTGCGCAGACTCTTATCGACGGTGAGCAGCTAAGTACACCTAGCGCGTGCAGCGGCTCAATCGTTAATAAAGGATGCGTCTGCAACGGCGCGGCTACCGCTGGCGTGTTCAATTGCTCAGTAACTTGCCCTTCGAGCGGCGCGATCAATATCTGTTCGTGCATCACCTCGGGAACCGTCACCGACACCCTTACTGAGACTACGCAGTCGGCGACCGTCAATTCACGGATGCGTATTTTGTCAGCTAGTGCGCCCGCTCAAAGTCTAGAAGAAGCTGATATTCTGAGCACAAACACAAGCAGTTATAACATTCGCTCGACAGCGGGCGTATCTACGCCGTCGCATACCACCACGCTAGCTTGTATGACTGGTCTAACGGCAACACCATTCGACCTAGCCGGTGGACAGGTGAATTCCACGGCGAGCAATACTTGGGTCGGCGCTCCCGTTGGTAGCGTTCCTATCACGGCGATCAGTTGCGCCGCTGGAACTTGTACGGCGACGACTCTTGTAACCGAAGGCTACACGAACGGACAGAACATCACTATCACTGGCAATTCGATCGGTGCTTGCAACGCCGCATTCAGTATCACGGCTCTCACAGGAACTACGTTTTCATTTTCGTCTGGAAGTTGCACCACGGGAACAGGTGGCGCGTCCTTTCCCACGAATACGCTACTTGCTGATGCGTCTGAATTAGGGATGGTCTGTAATTGCACCAACGGCGGGCAGACGGCTATTAGCTCTGTATTGCCGTCGTACACTATTCAAGGTAATACGGTGTCCACTCCCGCTCTTGTCCATTCTAGCGTCGTGACATCAAATAAGGGGCCAGATGGAACTAATCTACTGACCGCACCGATCACTGGAACCAACGTGGTTGTGACGGGCACAACCAGAACGAACCTATCGACGATTGCTAGTTACATTGGAACCGTGCAGCCAGTCTTTATTCCACATGGAACTCCTGCTTCGACTAATTCCACAGGAGCATCGCAAACGGGGCCGATAGCGACCGGCATTTCAGTGGGAGATTGTCTAGTCGCGTCCTGTTCTATGGATTTGACGGGCAGTACCCTATCGCTCGGTGGTGGTGGTACTGATTCATACTCATTAGTGAAGGCATGCCCTTGGGGAGGTTCCGCTGCCTATCCATCGGTCGTTTATAAAGCAGTTCATACTTCTGGGGGAACGGCCCCAACGGTGACTGCGAGCTCAGCAATAACCCCTATCCTGTGCACTAGTACGGCATGGACCGGACCATCCGGAACTACTTGTCCGGTAATTGGGACGCCAGCGTGCTCCGATAACAACGGAATCGTGAATATTGTCGGCAATGGTACTACGGCGACAGTAACTATGGCTGGGGTGGAGAGCCTAGCGACCGGACAATTGGTGTCGATTAATAACAATTCGGTATCAGGCTTTAATGTCACGACTGGCGCGATAACGATTACGAGCATAACAACATTCACTTTCGCAAGTTCGACTAACGCGACTGGAACTGGTGGGACGGCGAGCGCTACATCAAACGTTCCGATTCTTGCACCGGGAGATGCGGGCGCTGTCGTTGGCGCACAAGTAGTGTGGTGGTTCTTCAATACATTGAACCTCACTCCCTACTTCAATCAGCAACCGCAATCGGGCGATCCGCTAGCAAGCGTGTTCAGTACTGCGGGAAGTGGGCGTTCCAGTCATTCGGCAACGTATCCGGTTACAAACACAGCGGCACTTAGCAACTATTCTGTTACGGGTAATGCTGCTGTTGGACCGGGACAATTCACTGGCGGACAGACATTTCTATTCGGACCAGCAACGCCGACACCCACACTCACGGCAACGCCCAGCGCAACCCCAACTCTCACAGCCACCCCCTCAGCCACTCCAACGCTTACGGCGACACCGAGCACGACGCCAACAGTAAGTGCTACATTATCTGCCACTCCAAGTACAACTCCAACCACAACAACAAGTGCAACGCCGTCACCTACACCTGCGCCTGGATCTTGTGCTCAAAGTAATCGTGGGGGAAGTTATCAGTGTTATGGAAGACCTACGATTTTTTAGAGGAGAGTCTGCGTGAGTGAGAATCATGAATCTGCACAAGTTACTACATGGGAAAAAATACGCTACGCAATGGATCGTTGGGGTTTGCCGGTAGTTGCTTTAGCTGTGGTATCTACTTTGTTTTGGCGTAATATGAATAGCCAGGATGAATTCGCTCGACAGACTTTGCTTCAACAAGGCCAGGCTATTCAACTTGCAACCGAAATGCATGAAGACCATAAAAGAATCATATCAATCCAAGAAACTATGGCTACAGCTACAACAGATCAAACAAGCTTACTTGCCGAAGCTAATCGTTTATTGCAAAAGATAAATGATGAGCAACATGGAAGAGATAAATAAATGAACGGAGGAGTAGATCATAGTGTACCCTGGTGGGTACAAGCTATTGGAGTAGTAGGCGTTACTGCTGCTATAGCTTTGTATCTCGTTTATTGGGTAACAAATACGGTATCTACACAACTTACTACAATTAATACACAAGTAACAAATAACCTTGTACAAAGTGCAGCTATTTTAAAAGCAGTACAAGATGCGGAAAACGATCCAGCAGTGATAGCTTTCCGGAAATTACAACTGCGATTCGCTCTGCAAGAATGCATTAACAACTCTAAGTCCCCGACGCAAACTCGAGACTGTATTGATATAGGCAAAGAGGGTGGGGTACAATTTCAATAGAGGGAGTAACATGGAGGAACGTATGTTTTCAGACCCTTTAAAGCTAATACCGTTGGTTGGTTTCTTAGCCGGCACTCTTGGCTTGTTCACAGGCCATCTTACAACTGACCAAGCAATGGCGGTGTTCGGAATATCTGGCATTGCGCACACAGGTATTAGTTCCGTGAATAACATTAATCCAAAGGATTAAGTATGCCAGCGCCTGCAAAAACCATGCCTAGCGATGCTTTCTTTCAACTCGTTGGAGCACGTTGGAAGCTCGTTAAAGCTATTTGCATACGGGAATCTAACGGCGATTCAATGGCTGTAGGTGACAACGGAGATGCCCAAGGGCTATTTCAATTGCATGCAGCTTTTGCACAGGATTACGTAATACCTGCGGGTAGCGCTGTTATGGTTATCCTTCGTGGTGTGCCTTTTGTGAGCATTAACATCATGTCTAAATTCATCGCACTCTGTGGATCTGCCATGAAAGATACTGACGTACTCGGTAATTTTCATGACGGACACAAAGGGTGGACAGAGCGTGGAGACAAAGATTCTTACGTAAAGGATGTAATGGCAATTTTAGCCAAACTATAACAGAAGGAGTGCGAGAATGAAAAAACGAATGGTTGGGATCGTAATCGCGGCTACACTCTTTATCGGATGTAGCTCCACACAACAGGCGCAATTCCAGGCTCAGCTGCAAACTGTGGTGAAGAATCTTACCGCAGAGCAGTGTGCCAATCCCGTGGCTACTGTGGCGAATATACCGGCGGGATTCCTTACGCCTGCACAGATGGCGCAGTTGGGCAATTTGCTGTGTGCAGGTGCGTTCGGTACGCAGGCAGCGCCGACCACTGCGCCCGGCATGAATCCGGTGCTTAAATAGAGTACTAAATAACTCTCAATAGAAGGAGACAGGATATGAGTTCAGGAGCACCAATAACGAGTAGCGCCTCAGGCGCTGAAGGCGGCGCCAGCGGGTCGAACACTGGTTTGACCGAAGCCCAGCTGCAGGCAATCACTGCGGCAATCGCAGCGGGCGTACAGACTGGTGTGAGCCAGGCCATGAGCCAGGCAAGCCAGGAAATCGCCAAGCAAGTTGCGGAGAGTATCTCCGGCGCGACAGATAGCGATAGTGGCTATCTCGTGCGCACGTCAATCGATCCAGGCGACAGTCAACGACGAGCCGAGAACCATCGCAATCGCGTCGAGGCATACTGCGAACAAGCTCTCGCCGATTGTATCGAATTTCGCAAGGCCTGCGACTCGTTGATCCTGCGCAAGATTTCCCAGGACAGCGATCACCATGCCGGCCTGCCGCCGATGGCACCGCGCGCAGCCAGCGGCCCTGGAGTCACCGCGTCGTAAGTAAGGGAGCTGTGGTGCTGGGTGCGTATCTCCAGCACCACACAAATAACATGCTAAAAATGACATTTAATAGAATTGCAAAGCGTGTATTCATAGGTGGCGGGCCTATGGATGCTAATGATATACAATCACTAATCTCTGCAGGTATTGTAGCTGTTGTTGATTGTAGAGAGCTAGATGATAATCAGCTCGTTGCAGGTGCTGAACGTAGCGAGATCGAGATCTTGCATAATCCAACAGCTGACGATGGTACACCAAAGCCTGCAAGCTGGTTCGAGGCCGGTTATAATTTTGCGCATTTAATCCTGCAAAACAAAGACGGGGCCGCGTATTTTCATTGTGACGCAGGACGAAATCGTGGTCCAAGTATGGGTTATTATTTCATGCGTCGCGAGTACGGTCTATTCGGTGACGATGTGAAGCACATCATGCACGTCCACAGGCCTATCACCGATGTTGGTGGTATCAGATACGCTGACGATGCCGACGCCGCGTTGAGACTTATCGCGGGATAACCGTTTCGGGAGTTCTACTGTGGCTTTAGTAGATGATAGCCCTCTTCAAGAAAACAACGTAATAAACGATTGGATTGCGGGTAATTCGCGCATCTTCAATCGTACTTACGTATTCACAGACGAAGAAGCTGCAGATTCTATCGCAGCGGCGTTTCTAACAATAAAATTGAACCCAAATGATTTAGATGCAAATGCTTTACTTCAAGTCAAGATCACGCAAATACTTACAGTAAACGGTGTCGTGACTCCTCCAGGTACGATGGAGTTTGCAATCTTCGCAAGCCAGTACAACGCACAAGTAAACGCAGGCACGACTTACTATTATGATATTACAATTATCACAGCGGCTGGTTACACGTACACGGCTGAAACAGGTACAATTTTCTTTCAACAGGGCGTGACACAAGCAGATGCGGCCGGCACTCCTAGTGCACAACCTGATCAAGGCATACCTATTTTTAGAGGTTATGCTGCTCAACCACCCACGACAGGCGGCCCATATAACTTAGGAGATACATTTAACAACAATAATCCTGTAGTCGGCGGGCCTAGCGGATGGATATGTACAGCCGCGGGCACTCCTGGAACTTGGAGCGTGATTAGTAATATAGTTTGATGGCACGTAAGATAGAAATAATAATCATCGTACTCTTTACGTTGCTAGGCTTGTCTATAGCAACAGCTCTAGCTGTTGCTGTACATGTTAGAGATGGTGCAGTAAGCGAAGATGGTGCTAACTGCCCAACATCTGGTACGAGTTCTTTTACGAATACTTATACCGATACAATAGGCAACGAGATTCATATTATAGTTCAAGGTCAAGGAACCACTGTCAATCCTACTTGTTCCACAATAACGGATAACAAAGGCGATACTTTTTTCAACATGTTTCCTGGAGGTTTTAGTGGTTCGCTAACTACTGATTTCACTATTAATCAACTCTTTATCGCTCGCAACGTAGCTGGTGGTGCTACAACTTTTACGTGTACTTATGCTAATAGTGGGGCAGGTGGACAATGCGATATAACTATGAGTGTTATGGAATGGTCAAATACTGGAACAGGAAATCCTACTTTAGATACTAATGGTTCAAACGGCAATTCCTATACTTCAAATACTACAAATTTAACCACAGGTACAGGTGGTACATTAACAAGAACAGATGATTACGCCGTAGCCATATTTGGATTATTCACATCAGGTACACTAGCAACTGGTCCTACGGGTGGATACACCGTATCCACTGGAGTTAATGGACAACTAATACCAGCGTGGAACGCAACGGTAGGGACTGTGGCTCCAGTATGCTCTCTAACTACAAATTCTACTGTTAGAGGACATGCGGCATACGCAGCTATATTACTTGGTCCAACATCCAGTACTACGCCTACGATATCGCCTACAGTAACTGTTACAGCAACAGCTACACTTACGCCAACAGCTACAGCTACACTCACAGCTACCCCTTCGGCTACTATGACTGGCCCGACACCTTCGCCTACGCCTAGTATCACAGCCACTATTAGTACTACACCAACTGCTACACCTACGGCTATGTCAACTCCAGGCCGTGGATTTGGCAGTTGTTACGTTAACTCGCCGCCAGGAGTAATGTTGAATGATGTAGTCATAGGCGAGGTTACATACGATAGTTTCTTTGGTAGCTATGTACTTACTCCACCAGACTCTTCATGGCATCAGTTTGCTAACTGGGATTTAAACCTTGCTGATGTTACATGGTATTACCATGATGCTACAGCAAGCGAACCACCGATTTATTTGTGGAGTTTGAGTACAGATGTATCTATCGTTTGTGGTATTTTTAGTCAACGAGGGAATCCAACCCCCAGTAGCCCACTTGATGTTATAGGTATTCCACAAAATCATTGTGGATCTCCTTCTACATGTACAGCGCTAAGCATTACTCCAACACTGCCGAATGACATAATTGGATTTGGTGGAGGAAAGTTTACTATTGGTTTAATACTAGGACCAAATAACTCTGGCCTTGGATCGACTACCTCGTGGGTGCCTGGGTTTTTCGAGGGTGCAGATTTCGATAACATGGGCGAGGCCGGTTATTATTTACCCTCTATGTGTAGAAGTGCAGGACCAACAGGAAATGTGACTAACACTGTGACAGCCGTTGCAGAAGCTTCGGAGTTTATGTTTGCTCTTAAAGCTGCGGCAACTACATGTCCGAGTCCAACGGCGAGTGCAACTTCGACGGGGTCTCCAGGCACGCCAACTATTACACCTACTCCGCGAGCGACACCGACTACTAAGTGCTCGTGTACTCCAACTCAAACTATTCAATGGTTTACTCCAACTCTCTCAGCTACTCCGAGTGCGACGCCTACTTAGATGGATACTCCACAGGAACAACAAGCGCCTATAGAAATCATTGAACCTGCGGGCCTTTCGCTCAAGGTTGATGTAGATTCACGTGATCCAATGAGCTTTCAGCTGTTGGATAACATGGATCACTACATTAATGGTTCAATACGGAAAGTTCTGCCACCTACTGTATATGGCGGCCCGTATGGCAATCCTGCCACAACGATACTTAACTTCATAGAGTACCGAGTAAATGACAGCGCTCCTTTACGTATTATTGGTGTGGGTGCAGATGCTAACCTGTACGACGTTACTACAGGAGCTCTGGTCGGCAGTCTCACTAAGTTTGTCGGATTAGGACCGTTAACTGTACCGCCGTTTTTGGCTGTTCTGCCAGGTACGTTCATACCATACAACTTTCGGGCCTGGGCAAAGAATACAGTTTACGCAATTGGCGATGCGATTATTAAATATTCTCCAACTGATGGTAATCTGTATATTTTCTCTGTTACGGCAATTACGACTGGTATAACTGGAGCTACCGAACAACAGTATCCAGCAACTGGTGTAGTTGTAGATGGAGGTGTTACCTGGACTAATCAGGGCCTGCAAGTCGCCAACACGTTCCAGTGTAATTATCTCACAATTACTGTACCTGGTTTTTCGCCCATGAAATGGGATGCGAACTCAGGCATGGTTACACAGGTAGGCGTTAGCGCACCAGAAGTTCCTGCGAATGTAGTAGCAGTAGAAATTACACCTAATCTTGATGGATATGCACCAACGGTGGGCGCGTTTTATGCTTACACATTTTTCAATCCACAAACTTTACATGAGAGTTCACCTTCGCCTATTGCAATACAGACACAGTTTTTTGCAATCGACCAAGGAGAGACTGTTAGTACGCCAGGGAGTTTCTTACCAACCTTACCTGTTGTAGCAGGTTCTAAGAGCGACCAACAGCGCTCGTATCAAATTGTTGGTGTGGAAGTGCCAGCGGGAGCGCTTGTACCTGCTATTGGACAGAATTATACTCATTTACGTTTTTACAGAACAAAAGATGGCGGGGCTACATTTTTTCTGCTTATTGCATTATTTGATGCTTCCGGTAATCAAATAAGTAATTCCGATGGTAGTGTACCAATAGCTATGATGCCTTCGGGGACTACAGATTATGTACCGCTGCCTACACCTCAGAGCGTACAGCCGGTGCTTACTGTGTACGAAGGTTATGGAAATCCTAACTTAGTCGCAGCACCAACTACGCTTGACCCTAATTTTTGGAACGATAAATCAGGCGGGAAGATTTTCGTTGTCGAGGGAGATGGTAACGACGGAGCAAATGCATTTGAATATGTAGGTACAGGCGCGGCCAGCGGGGAGCTAGATCAGGGAGCGGGGCCGATTGCAGGTACTCAAGTTGTAAACTATACGATACAGGCTTTTATTGATGCCACGCAACAAGCATCTGGTAAAATATCCGTTCGTGTAGTTCATTGGGATCAGACAGTTGTGCTTGAAGCTGCACAAGTCAATGGAACAGCAGGTACAGTTTCCGCAACAGGTATGCTCGGTGGCGTGCGTAATGTTTATTTCCAAGTTCACGAGAACGGTATAGTTAATACTGGTCTATCGGTTTTGTGGTCGAATTTCTTTTTACAGAAAGGAAACTCGATTACACCTGTAGGCTATCCCACATTGGATGCTTCGCTAGTCACCCCGTCGCCAGCCGTAGAAAGTTCCGGCCCGCCACCTGTTGCACAATGGGCAGCTGTATATCAAGGCTCGTTTTATGTACTTGATGATACAGACAGGACCAAGGTATGGTTTAGCGACAGTATTGATTTTGAATCGTTTGGAACCACGAGTTATCTGCGATTTCCAACAGATACAGCCGATCCTGTAACGTGTTTGTCAAGCACATTTAATGCGCTTATCATTGGCAAGAAGCGTTCAACACAACAGATACTGGGTAATAATTTCTCTAATTTTCAGCCTACTCCTATTGATCCACAGCATGGAATACTTGGTAAGCGTGCTTTGGTAGCTGTTGGCTCGTCTCTAGTTGCATTGCTAAACGAGGGTCTCGCAATCCTTGGCCTGGCCTTGAATATCTCGTCAGGCGCACAAGTCGAGACAAGTTTCCGGCCTGAAGGTCTACTGGGCGATCCTGTACAACCTATCACGGATAGAATACTTCCCAGCGCACTTGATTCAACTATTTGTTTTACATACCATACTAAACTCGGCATACTCTTGTTCGCGATACAAACTGTAGCTGGCGTAGGTAACAACGAACTGCTAATGCTCACTCTTAGTAACAAGCCAAAATTCAGTCGATATCCTACTCCTCCTGCAAACATCCTAACCATACGCGAGTGCGAATTGCCAACAGGACAGATTGTTGTACTTATGTCTTGCACTGATGGTAATGTGTACACGTTGTTTGGTGGATTTCAGGATGTAAATCCGTTGATTGCATTCGCCACTACACAAGAGCTACCCATGCCTAGCCAAATGCCTCGTCAGCTTTGGGGTGAGCGTAAGGTATTCAAAGAGCTTTGGGTAGATGGACAAGATATTGTTACTCGTCCTGGAGGGAACGCAATCGGAAATTGGATGGTAGCGTACCAGACAGACAACGGTTTATGGAGTATCCCTATACCTTTGAAAAATCGCACGCAAATTGGCCAGGAAGGTATTAGACTCACAATGGCCTTTATGCACAACGGGCCAACATGCAATGTGCCATTACTTACGTACTGGAATGTTGATTGGGATGTAGCAGGGAAGACTAGGTAAGAACATGCCAAATTCACTCGGCTTGTATTCGCTGCTTGAGCTTGAAGTTAAAACTCGGGCAGTTATCTGGGGCACAGATCAGCCGGTTGACCCGAATACAGGCCTGCCAATCGGGAATCCAACTTATGACACGCTGATTTCTAAAGTCGATGTAGATGACCAAATAAATCGTGCGTACACAAGTGCCTGGTTGCAGGTTCAACAACTTGCACAAGACGCTTATGTAAGGACGATATACATTAGCACGAAGGCGGGCCTCGCGACGTATGCGCTGCCTCCGGATGCTGCAGTATTTCATACAATCCATTGGCGACATTTCGCAAACTCCAGCGGCAGTATTAACGTGACGGCTGGAGTGCCTCCACAGCCTGCGTTTCCCGCTCGCTATGTCCCCATGCCGCGCATTGACGATGACCAGCCTGAACATTTCCATGGAGGAAGTGCCCCACCGTGGCATCGAGATGGACAGCAGCTGGTGCTTGATCGTGTACCAAACTATGATAATCCCCAGGGTATTCGTATTCGATACGTACCTTGGTTTCAGCAGCTTGTACAACCGACAGATACACTTACTGGACAGCTTGCACGACCAATGCAAGAGGTAGTGATATACGGTGCGGCGATTGAGTTGTGCAAAACTAAACGTCGAACTGTTACACAAGACATGCAAGCAAGCTACAAGACTTACTTAGATTTACTCATGGTCGCGGCCGGCAATATTGAAAAGCCTGATCGCGCGCAAATGGTTAGTCCTTATCCTGTCAAAGGCAGCTTTAGTGGTCGCGGCAGGCGGAGAGGTCGCTGGTAATGCCTAATTTGCTTCCACATGCGTTCGGTACATATCCTGGCGAGATGGGTAAGTTCTTCGGACCAGCAGCTTGGCAGTACGCGCAGGATATCAGGGGAGCTGCTCAAGGCGGACCATACGCTGCGGCTGCCTCGGATGATGCTGCGGGTGATTACTACGCTCGCCCTAACAACATGCCGAGCTTCTCGGACATGATTACGGGAGTTGGTGACCTCGGCAGGCTAACTACACTAGGCCGTGGACTTGCTGGAGCGAATGTCTCAGGTACTCAAGCTACAAACAAAGGCAGGAATGTCGGAATCCAAGGTACACTGAGTAACAATAACGCTTTTGCTCAGTCCAAGTATAACGATATCGCAAGTCAAATGGGCCTGCAATTTGCCAAGAACCAGGCCACGGACCAAAACATCGGCATTTTCGGCCAGCTCGCAAAACCCTTCTTTGGTGCAGGTGGAATGCTTACAGGCGGGCCAGGTTCTCCTGGAGCAATACCACAAATCATCGGTGGTTCAGTTGGCATGCCAAATATAAATATCTTTAGCAAACTACTTGGGCCTGGTGGAATCATGGGCTTGTTTAGTGGTGGTGGGGCTGGCTTGTCAGCGGGAGACGCAGTTGGCTTAGGCGATGCTGCGGCTGGTACAAGTGGTCTAGGCGATTTCTTTAGTAGTATGCTTGCAGCAGCTCCTGATCTAGCTTTCGCCGCATAGGTGTAAACATGGCTGGTTTTCCAGGTTTTGGTCGCGCTCTAAACACGGATAGAAAGCTCGGTAATAACTTACGGAGTAATCTGTACTCGACTTATTTACCTGGAGCGTCCGACGAGAACGCAACCTTTAGTGCTTTGCTTAGTCAGCCGTTTACGAAGCAACCAGGCGGTGGAGTGGGAGACATAGCTACGCGAAATCAGTTTGCTATGCAGGGCTACAATCCCACAAGATCGGGCTTGGTTACAGAGAACGAGCAACAAAAGAACCTGTTCGCGGATGCTTTGTCTGCTACTGGCTCATCTCGTGCAAATATTATGGACATGATTCGCCAGTTGCTTACTATGCAGACGCAGCTTGGTACATCGAGTACAGCTGGTCTCGGCGGCGCACTTGGTTCTGTAGGACAGGGTTTTGGGTTATAATATGCCATATTTGCCAAATAATGCAAACATCTTTGGCGACCTCATGCGCAGGCCCGACGTTGCGGCTAACTGGTTTCAAGGCGCGGTGGCCCCTAACGCCAGTAACGCAGGTATCGGTGGCTTTGGTGGCTTCTCGCCAGATCAAGAGACTATGCTCATGGGTACAGAAGCTACAGAGCAGCCTGTGGAAAGCGTCCCGAGGACGGGCCTGTTTCCAGAGCTACTCGCGAAAGCTGGCCTAATATCGCCTGATATACACGCTGATGTACGAACACAGTTTGCAGAACAAGCAATTCTGCGTGCAGCAAAGGAACGCGAGGCTGAGCGACGCGGGGCCGCGCTTGATCATTACATGGGTGTGGTGAAGGAAGTCGGCGGGGATCGCGCAGCTATGATTGGCCCGTCGATCTTTCAGGGTTTGGTATCGCCTGAGGTATTTGAAGACTTCAAAGGCGTGCCGAGCTACGCTGACATGCTGGACAAGAAGCTTAATCAACAGTTTCAACAAGAGCAACAAAAAGAAGACGCACGTGCTGCGCTCGCTCAGACACAACAAGAAGCCATGATGCAACGCACGCAAGCTGTAATCGAAGGGCATCAGGGAGCAGATCACGAAGCTCAAAACGTGAATGCGATTACGCATGCGTTCACAGGTGGCCTGGTTAACGATAGTGATGGTTTCGCGCGTGCGATGCAAGCTTACTCTGTAACTGGTAAC